GTGACGCAGGCGGAGGAGGAGCAGAACCAGCTCCTGATGCTGGAGGAGAAGAAGGAGGAGCTGACTTAACAGATGAACCTATCGACTTTGAAGCTGGAGAAGAACCAGAAGCATAATGAACGTAATAGATAAATTATATACTGAATGGGCCTGGAGATCTAAATCAGGTACACCGGATATAAATAATCCGGAGGATAAAGCTGTCTTAGATAATATAATAAGTGGATTAGTAGAACAAACCGAATCTCCTTATGCTCAGTTACAAGTAAATATATCAAAAATTAAGGATGATCCTGAAGCGGTTGAGTATCTCAATAGATATGTAAATAGCAGAAGATTTAGAGCTCCATTCAATGAATATATAGCCAAACAAAATATTGATAGCAATACTTTAGAAGACACAGATGCTCCTGATGCAATATTTAATATTTTATCCAAAAATGGAGACTTAGAAAAATATATGGAAAACCTCGATAAATTACCTGGTTTTGGTTCCTTAGGATCTAGCGGTAATTTAGTAGCAGCTTTAGATTCGATTATATCAGCAGAATCAGCAAATGCGTTAATTAGGTTAGGAGGGATGGAAGGTGGAAGAGGTGTAGGTAAAGCTGAATTAGGCTTAGCTACTCTTTGTAAAGATGTTACAATGATGAAAGGAGAAGCTGGAGATTTAAATTGGAATGGATATTTAGAAGTTAAAGGTTCGAGAGCTAGATTAGGAAAAAGAGATCATGAATTTACTGGAGGTAAAAAATTATTAGAACTTGCTGCTGCAAACGAAATAGAAGATGAAAAAATAAAAGCTACTAATTTATACAATGCTCCAGAACTTTTATGTTCAGCTTTACTTAAAAAAGGAGTAAATAAAGAAACTGTAATAGCAGCTTTAAAAGATGATTTCAAGCAAGTATATTCTGAACAAGCTGTAAATACTATTAAAAACTTAGATAACCTTAGTGTTGATCTAAGAATAGCATACTTTACAAATTACTGGTTTAAAGAAGGAGTAAAACATATTATATTTGTAGATACTGCATTTAATTTTGGTAATTACCTATCATTTGATTATGATAAAACTATTAGTTATATAAAACAAAATCCAACTAGATTTTGCACTCCTATAAGATATTCTCAATTAGGTCCGCAAATATTTACAAGTGGGATTAAATAGTTATGGCACAAGATATAAAAAAAATAATCGCACAAGAATACCTTAAGTGCGCTAAAGATCCGGCGTACTTTATGAGAAAGTATTGCTATATTCAACATCCTACTAGAGGTAGAATTTTATTTAATTTATATCCTTTTCAAGATAAAATACTTCATTTATTTAAAGATAACCAGTATAACATAGTACTTAAATCTAGACAGCTAGGTATTTCTACTTTATCTGCTGCTTATTCTTTATGGTTAATGATATTTCATAAAGATAAAAACGTACTAGCTTTAGCAACTACTCAAGCAACAGCAAGAAACTTGGTTACTAAAGTAATTTTTATGTACGATCAACTACCTAAGTGGTTAAGGCTACCCTCAGTTGAAAAGAATAAATTATCGTTAAGATTGAAGAATGGTTCAAGAATAGCTGCAAAATCTTCGAATGCTGATGCTGCTAGATCTGAAGCGGTATCGTTACTATTAATAGATGAGGCAGCGTTTATAGATAATATTGATGAAACATTTACTGCTGCACAACAAACACTAGCAACTGGTGGACAATGTTTAGCTCTATCTACTCCTAATGGTGTAGGTAACTGGTTTCATTTAACTTGGGAAAAAGCAGTAACTCAAGAAAATAGCTTTTGTCCTATAAGATTACCATGGACAGTACATCCTGAAAGAGATGAAAAATGGAGAGAACAACAAGACTCAGATTTAGGTCCTAGGATGGCTGGACAGGAATGTGATTGTGATTTCTTAGCATCAGGGGATACAGTATTTGAACCAGAAGATATGGGATATTACGAGCAAACATATGAAAAAGAACCTATGGAGAGAAGAGGTGTCGACGGTAATTTATGGGTGTGGGAACAAGCTGATTACTCTAAATCTTATATGGTATGTGCTGACGTAGCAAGAGGAGATTCAACAGATTATTCTGCTTTTCACGTATTTGATATAGATAATTGTGTTCAAGTAGCAGAGTACAAAGGTAAGATATCTCCTAAAGATTTTGGTAATGTATTAGTAGCTATCGCTGCAGAATATAATGATGCTTTATTAGTAGTAGAAAATGCAAATATTGGGTGGGCTACTATAGAACAAGTAATGGAAAGAGAGTATAGAAACTTATACTACAGCCCTACCAATCAAATGGATACAGTAGAATCTTATATGCATAAGTACGAAAGAGATAAATTAGTACCTGGTTTCACTATGTCTATGAGAACTAGACCTTTAGTGATAGCTAAGATGATTGAGTATGTTAGAGAAAAATCTGTAACTTTTCAATCTAAAAGGTTATTACAAGAAATGCGAGTTTTTATATGGAAAAACGGTAAAGCTCAAGCTCAAGATAGATATAACGATGATTTAGTAATGTCTTGTGCATCTGCTCTATATGTAAGAGATACAGCATTAAGACTTAGACAACAAGGGATGGACCTAGCTAGAGCACAACTTTCTTCATTTAGTAATTTAAATGCTAGAAATAAAGCTGTTATAAAGACAGTTGGAATTAAGAAAGAAAATCCGTATATTATAGATACACCGGGCGGTAAACAAGATATCACTTGGTTATTAAAATAGACTATTTATATATAAATTAAACGTTTAATGGCAGATAAATCATTATTTGGTAGATTAAGAAGATTGTTCTCTTCTGATGTTGTTATAAGGAATGTTGGAGGAAAAGAACTAAAAATAGCCGATGTCAATCAAATTCAGACAACAGGTAGATACCAAACAAATTCACTTATAGATAGATTTACAAGATTATATATTTACAACAATAAAAATATATTTAATCCTAATTTAAACTATCAAACCTTAAGAATTCAATTATATTCTGACTATGAAGCAATGGATACAGATCCTATTATAGCTTCATCTTTAGATATTTTAGCAGATGAATCTACTGTTAAAAATGATCAAGGAGAGATTTTAGCAATAAAATCTTCTGATGAAAATATTCAAAGAGTACTTTACAACTTATTTTATGATGTTTTAAATATAGAATTTAACTTATGGTCTTGGACCAGAAATATGTGTAAGTACGGTGATTTCTTCTTAAAATTAGAAATATCTGAAAAATTTGGAGTTTATAACGTTCTACCGTATACTGTATATAATATGGTTAGAAGAGAAGGAGAAGACCCTGATAATCCTGCTAAAGTAATTTTTCAATTAGATCCTGATGGATTAGCAACTACTCAAAATCCTAATTATTTACCTAAAAGAAAAAATAATGATAGAGTAGTAGATTTTGATAATTATGAAATAGCTCACTTTAGATTAATATCTGATTCACATTATTTACCATACGGAAGATCTTATTTAGAACCTGCTAGAAAAATTTACAAACAAGTAACATTGATGGAAGATGCGATGTTAATTCATCGTATAATGAGATCTCCTGAAAAGAGAATGTTCTATATAAATGTAGGAAACGTTCCACCTAATGAGGTAGAGCAGTTTATGCAAAAGACTATCAATCAAATGAAAAAAACTCCTTATGTTGACTCAGACGGTCAATATAACTTGAAGTTTAACCTTCAGAATATGATGGAAGATTATTACCTTCCAGTTAGAGGAGGAGATACTGCTACTAGGATTGAAACTACTAAAGGTTTAGATTATGATGGAGTAACAGATGTTCAATACTTACAAAGTAAAATGTTTGCTGCATTAAAGATACCAAAAGCGTATTTCGGGTATGAAGGTGAATTGAGTGGTAAAGCTACCTTAGCAGCAGAAGATATTAGATTTGCAAGAACAGTAGAGAGAATTCAAAGAATAATGGAATCAGAACTTACTAAGATTGCATTAGTACATTTATATTCACAAGGATTTACAGGAGAAAGTTTAACTAATTTTGAAATTAAATTAACTACTCCTTCTATTATATTCGAACAAGAAAAAATAGCTTTACTTAAAGAAAAGATAGATTTAGCTAATCAAATGAAAGATACTAAATTATTCTCATCTGATTATATTTACGAAAGTATTTTCGATATGTCTGAAGACAAGTATAATGAAATGAGAGATTTAGTAAGAGAAGATTCTAAAAGAATGTTTAGATTAGCTCAAATAGAAGGTGAAGGAAATGATCCTGCTAAATCTGGAACAACATACGGTACACCACACGATCTAGCTTCAATGTACGGTAGAAGATCTACTTCTACTCCTAAAGGAGCAAGTGCTGGAGAGGTACCTCCTGGTTTTGAAGATGCCCCTGATTGGGGTGAACCTGGACCTGAAGGCGGAAGACCTGTAGAAAAAGCATCCATCTACGGAACTAATGATGCATTAGGAGGAAGAGATCCTTTAGGACAGCAAGGCATGAAAGGTGGATATCCATCGGATAATGACAATGTTATGGAAAATACGTCTACTTCAACAGTTTACCTTCAAAATAAAGATATGCTTAAAGATATAGTTTTTAAAAAAAATAGGGAAGACGACTCTAAACTATTAGATGAAAACAATATCAAGGATTTAGGTAAATAATACATATTTATAATAGTAAACGTATATAATGAAGATAAAACATTCAAAGTATCGTAATACTGGACTTATATTTGAACTGCTTGTTAAGCAAATAGCAGCTGATACTTTAGATAATAAAGATTCAGAAGCTGTCAAGATATTACAAAAATTTTATAGTAACAAATCTACTTTAGCCAAGGAGTACAAACTTTATGAGTTCGTATTAAAAAATAGTAAACTTCCTCAATCTAAGGCAGAGGCAGTTCTATCTACGATTACTGAAGTTTCTAGAAAATTAGATCAAGAAACGCTAAAGAACCAAAAATATAGTCTTATATCAGAAATTAAAAATCATTATGATTTAGAAGGCTTTTTTGGAATGGAGGTTAGAGATTATAAACCTCTAGCAGCGCTTTACTGTTTATTAGAAGCACAAAATAACTCAGAGTTAGTAGATCCAAAAGTTTTAGTAGATAATAAATTTACTATATTAGAACACCTTACTTCTAATCCTCAGGAGAAAGAAGCAGTCAAAGATAGTTTAATAGAAGATTATAGCAAGTATGATAAAGATCTTAAGATGCTTACTTTTAAAATTTTATTAGAAAAATTTAATAATAAGTATAAAGAATTATTACCTGCTCAAAAAAATATTTTAAGAGAATTTATTACTTCAGTAAATTCAAATAGAAGATTACATACTTTAGTTAATAAAGAACTAAAGAATATTTTATCTGAAATTAATAGTTTAATTAAAAACGTAAAAGACGAAGTAGTAAAGATTAAATTACAAGAAGTTACTAAAGGTATAGTACCTTTGAAAAAGACTGAAAAAGTAAATGATACTCATTTAGTCAATTTAATGCAGTATTACGATTTAGTCAATGAGTTGAAATCTTTATGAAAAGATCACAATTAGTTGACTTAGTAAGAGAAGTGCTTCAAGAATTAGACGAAGCTAATGTTACTGGAGGAACAGCAACATTTACTCCTGGTTCTGGTGCACAATATGCAACACCGTTTGCATTTGGTAAGAGCTCTAGAGCAACAAAAGCATCTAAGAAGCTTGGTTTTAAAAAATTAAGCCGTCCAAAACGGCCATCACATACTAAAGGATTTGACTATTTATAGACATGAGACAAGTAACCGCAACAGAAAAATATAGAGCCGTACAAGAAGGCAAAATGGCAAAGAGAGAGTTTGTTAGACAAATGAGACAGGCTTTTCCTAATTTCATAAGTAATTATAATGGGTTTGATGATTCTGTTCAAATCCTAAAAAATAAAGGACTTATATACGAAGCTAAAAAGAAAAAGAAACAAGACGTAAAAGTAGTATCTGCTAACGTTACATTACCTTATTCTTTAGATGCTTTAGAAAGAGGTATAAGAACAGAATTAGAGGCAGCTGGTTTGATGGCTCATGAACCTCTTCAAGCTGAAGATTATTTTAAAGCTGAAAAGAAAGCTAAAGATAACTTAGCTAAAAATCCAACTCACTATTTAGACCTTTTATCTGGTGATTCTAAAAATGTAGATAAGCATGATAAGGAAGTAGAAGTAAAAAGAGGAGAAGGTAAAGTAGATACATTTAACGGATTAGTAAAAGCTAACTTAAAAGAAGCTAAAGAACTTTATAAAGAAGGTAGATTAGATGATCTAGCAGAAAAATTAGGTATTTCATTAGAAAGATTACAAAGCGCAGTAGAAGGAATTAAAGGTATTGAAGATGCTGTAATCGATGAAATCGAAGACGAAGTAGGTGAAGTAATGGGAGTTAATAGAAAAGGTGAAAAAGAAATAGAACCTCAACCTAGTAACTATACTAAAGCAGAAGGTACTCCTATCCTAAAAGAAGTTATAGCATCAGCTATAGGAAAGATAAAAGAGAAGTATGGAGAAATTCCTGGTATAAATTCTCTTATAAAAGATTTTGTAAAAACTCATGCTAAAGATATAATGGATGGAGCAGATCCTATAGATGAGTTTGATAACTTTGTTTCGGTAAACTATGATAGTATAGATGAATCTGAAATAGAAGAGAAAAAAGGTAAAGACCACGACAAAGACGGAGATATTGATTCCGATGATTATATGGCTGCTAAAGATAAAGCTATTAAAAAAGCTATGGGTAAAGAAGTAGATGACGAAAAAAACGAACAACTTAAAGAAGCTATCAAAAATATAATTAAAAGTACCTTAACTGAAAATATGCTTAACGAAGCAGCTACTAATGAATTATCTAAGTTAGCTGATAGCTATGGAGGTTTTAAAGGTATGCAAGTTATACTTAATGATTTAGAAAATATAGTCACAGATGTACAGTCGTACCATGCCAGAACTCAAGAAAAACTTCAAAGTGTATTTGACAAAGTTGGTCAAGTTGAAAATGAAGAAGGATTAAAAGTAGGAGGATTTTTAGCTCCTGCTATTGAATCAGCATTTTTAAAAGATTTAAGACCTGTTACTAGAAAAGGATTTATGAATGGAGTTGAAATACCAAAAGTAAAGTTTATGCCTAAAGATATAGAAACTCCTAAAATGGAACAAACTCCTAAACAGACTATATTTACACCAGTAAACGAAAAAAAATAATATGGCACAATTATTAGTAGACGTAACACCATTTAAACCTACCTTAAGAGAAGCAAAAGGAAGACCTGGAGTATTCGAGGTTGAAGGAGTTATGCAAAGAGCAACTGCTGAAAACCAAAACGGTAGAGTTTATAGTAAAGCTCTATTACAAAGAGAGGCTAAAAAGTATATGGAAGAGTTTGTAAAAAGAGGAAATGCTTTTGGAGAACTTGATCATCCTGAAACTCCTGTAGTGTCATTAAAAAATGCTTCTCATATAGTAAAAGACTTATATTGGGACGGTAACGACCTAATGGGTAAAGTAGAGCTATTAAATACTCCTGCTGGTAATATTGTAAAAGAAATTATAAAAGCTGGCCATACTATAGGTATCTCATCTAGAGGTACAGGATCAGTACAACAAACAAATGAAGGAACATTAGAAGTCCAGCCCGATTTCGAATTAGTATGTTGGGACTTTGTATCTAATCCTTCTACTCATGGAGCATTTATGAATCCTGTTTCATTAAATGAATCTAAAGAAAAATTATCAAAGTACGCTAATCTAGATAGTATCATCAACGATATTTTAAGAGCGTAATCGGTTTCCGGAATTAGTATATATTTATATAAAGAATATGCAATCCTTATATTGCATCAATTAACATATTAATCCTTATTACGATTCTTAATAATCGTACAATCACAATTTTTTTAAAATGGCAAACAAAGATTTATTCAAGCAAGCTATTGCTGAAGCTAAATCTGTAAGAGAAGCTGCTATTGCAAACGCTAAAGAAGCTTTAGAAGAAACTCTAACTCCTCATTTAAAAGATATGTTGGCTGCTAAACTTCAAGAAATGGAAGATTCAAAAGTTGAAGAAACTATTGAAGAAACTGTAGAAGAAGTAGAAGAAGCTAAACATGACAACAAAGACGAAGCTAAGGACAAAGAAATGGACGAAGCTAAGCATGATGATGAGAAGATGGAAGAAGCTAAAGATGACATGGACGAAACAGTAGAAGAAGATCTAACAGAAGTACCAGCTGTAGCTGAGGAAGAAGTCGAAGAGGCTGAGGATGATTCAGACGAATCTGATGACGAAGCTGACATGGATGAGCCAGCTGATGAACCAGAAGGTGATGAAGATCTTTCTAAATTAAGTGTTGATCAATTCAAAGACTTAATTAGAGACATTATTAATCAAGAAATGGGACACGGCGGCGACGCGCCTGCTGATGATATGGATGGTGGTGATATCGAAGGTATGGGTGATGAACCTGAACTAGAAGAACCAGCAGCTGATGACGCAATGGGCGGAGACGAAGAAGAAATTGATTTAGATGAATTATTAAAAGAACTTGAAGCAACTGTTTCTGAAGAAGAAGTTGACGAAGCTAAGCACGACGAAAAAGACGAGGCGATGAAACCTAAGAAAGACGAGGCTATGAAGCCTAAGAAAGACGAGGCGATGAAACCTAAGAAAGACGAAGCTAAGCACGACGACGACAAAATGGAAGAAACTGCTAAAAGTAAAGTTAACGAAGTAGAAGATAAGTCTGATTTAGATCAAGCTTTAGATACTATCAGTACATTAAAATCTGAACTTAATGAAGTAAATTTATTAAATTCAAAATTATTGTATGTTAACAAAATCTTTAAATCTAATGACCTTTCAGAAAGTCAAAAAGTTAACATAATAGCTGCTTTTGATAAAGCAGAAACTGTTAAAGAGGTTAAATTAGTTTACGAAACTGTTTCTGATAATGTAATCAGTAAAAAAGAATCTACTGAAACTATTAAAGAATCAAAAACTAAACTTGGCATGGCTTCAAAAGCTACAGGAACTACTGCATCTGGTAAACCAGAAGTAATAAATGAAGTTTCTGAAACTGTAAGAAGAATGCAAAAATTAGCCGGTATTATTAAATAATTAAATTTTAAAACTTTATTTCAATCATGGAAATTAAAAATCTTTTAGAGAGCTCAAACAATTACAAGAGCCAATTAAAGGACGCTGAAAAACTAGCTGGAAAATGGGAAGGCAGTGGATTGTTAGAAGGTATCGAGGATGTAAGAGTCAAAAACAATATGGCTGTTATTCTTGAGAACCAAGCTAAACAAATCGTTGCTGAAGCAAACGTTACTGACGTAGGTGGTGCTTCTTTCTCTGCAGGTGCTGGTGAGCAGTGGGCTGGTGTAGCTTTACCTTTAGTTAGAAAAGTTTTTGCTCAAATCGTTGCACAAGATTTCGTTTCTGTACAACCAATGTCACTTCCTTCAGGACTAGTATTCTACTTAGACTTCAAATATGGAGACACAGTAGGAGGAAGAACTGACGGTGATAACTTGTACGGTAATGTATCATCTGCATCGGCAAAAATGTCTGTTGACGAAGAAGTATCTGGTGGTCTTTATGGCGCTGGTCAGTACGGATATACTATTAACTCATCTTCACACACTGATTTAGGTGCTGGAGACTTAGCTGCTGCTGTAGCTACTGGTAAATTCGCAACTGCTTCTGTTAACTTAAATACAGGACTTTCAGATTTTGATTATGACTTAGATTTCTCTCAGTCAATCAATGCTGCTGGATCTGGATCGAATATTAGAAAAGTTTCAATATTAGGTAGTGATTTAACTAGACCTGATTTTGAAGCAGTTAGATCATGGAGACTAACTGGTGGAGTAGACATTGAAACAGTACACAATAAGTATACTAAATATGACGCTTCTACTGGACATGTACACTTTATAGTAACTCAAGGTAGTGCTGACGCAGGTGCAAAATCAATTGATGCATCTACTGCATTAGAAATTGAGTACTCAGAGCAACCTACTGACAATCAGAGAGGTGACTTTGAAGCTGCTGGTAACGCTGCTGTAGATAGCTCCATTTCTATCCCAGAAATCGACGTAAAATTAGCTAGTGAAGCAATCGTTGCTAAGACTAGAAAATTAAAAGCACAATGGACTCCTGAGTTCGCTCAAGATCTTAACGCATACCACAGCATCGACGCTGAGGCTGAGTTAACTTCTTTATTGAGTGAATATATCTCAATGGAAATTGATCTTGAGATCCTAGACATGCTTATTAACAATGCAGTCACTACTGAGAAGTGGAGTGCTGAGAACAACAAAGTATATGATGGATCATCTTGGTCTACTTCTACTTCTGATTTCTACAACACTCAAGGACAATGGTTCCAAACTTTAGGAACTAAAATCCAAAAAGTATCTAACAAGATACATCAGAAAACTCTTAGAGGTGGTGCAAACTTCCTAGTTTGTTCTCCAACTGTTGCAACTATCTTAGAATCTATTCCAGGATATGCTGCTAACACAGATGGTGATCAACAAGAATTCAACTTTGGTGTACAAAGAATTGGTAACCTTGCAAATAGATTCAAAGTTTATAAGAATCCTTATATGACTGAGAACATTATCCTTATGGGATATAGAGGTTCACAATTCCTTGAAACTGGTGCGGTATATGCTCCGTATGTACCATTACTAGTTACTCCTCTTGTATACGATCCTGAAACTTTTTCACCAAGAAAAGGTATCATGACTAGATATGCTAAGAAGATGCTAAGACCAGAATTCTACGGAAAAGTATTTGTTTCTGATACTAGATTAATCTAATTAGAACTATACTAATTCTATAAGAAAGAGCGGCTCTCACGGGCCGCTTTTTTTTTGCCTATTTATAAACATGGAATTCCTTTCTTAATTGAAGTCGGACAGTTATCTTATGTCTAACTAAAAACCAAATTTTATGGATTTTTTAAAGAAGATTGGCTCTTGGGCTAATCAACTAACAGAAATCGGTGTAAGTTTAATTGCACTGGGGGTTGTACTTGAAGTACTATTCAAAGGTGCTAACATTCCGTTCTGGCCAAATATATCTGTAGTAGATAATATTATGGGAATATTAGGTGGGCTGAATGCAGAAGGTTTACTAGGATTAGTAGGTGCCTTCGTCTTATACCACATTCTGAAAAAGAAGGGTTAAGAATAACTAAGAAGAGGCTTTCGGGCCTCTTTTTTTTTTGACTATTTATAAATAAAGATATATAATGGCAAATTTAAACTACAATATAAGAGAAAGAGTTAAGATAGAAAGTAAAGAGAGAGGCACTTCTTTTAACGTTGATATACCCTCAGCTAGTTACCATGACGAAAGGACTTTTAATATATCTTCTGGATCATTTACAGATGTAGTAGACTTTTCTGGAGCTGAAGGAGCTGGACAGTTTGTTAGCAGTAGCCTTTTATACTTTAGATTTACTAATCATTCAACAGGTTCAGTGGTATTACAGTTATCTTCTTCAAACGAAACGTTTAACCTATTAGTAGGTTCTTCTGGTAGCTTTATGTTTGATAATACTTCTTTAACAGGTAGTTTCCAAGATGTATCCACAGGTAGTTTCGATAATATAGTAAAAATTAAAGCTCAACCAGTAGATTCAGTATCAACTGTTGAATACTTTTTAGTATCTAAATAATAAATTATGGCAAATATAGTAATATATGACGGAACAGCTAATTTCGTAGCAGGTAAAAGTACTCCTTTCGGGTTTTATGATGATGATTTAGAGTTTCAAAAGGATGCTCCTAAGGTAGCTGAGTATTGTGCTAAAAAATTAGGGTTTCCAATGATGGATGTAGAACTTCAATCAGGGTCTTTCTTTGCTGCATTCGAAGAAGCAGTAACTACTTACGGTACTGAAGTATATCAACAACAAGTAGCCGAGTCTTTTGCTAATTTACAGGGAGGCTTTCAAGGAGAGGCAGTAAATACTACTTTAATTAGACCTTCTTTACAGAATATGGTTAGAATATCTAAGCAATATGGTATGGAAGCAGGAGTTGGAGGTGAAACTACACTACATACTGGTATGTTACCTATATCTGAATCAGTTCAAGAGTATGATCTACAAGAATGGGCATCTTCACAAGGAGTAACCAGTAGAATTGAAGTAAGAAAGGTATTTTATGAAGCTCCACCTGCTATTCAAAGGTATTTTGACCCTTATGCAGGTACTGGAACAGGTATACAGTCATTAATGGATGCTTTTGACTTTGGATCTTACAGTCCTGGTGTTAATTTCTTATTAATGCCTGCTTCTTTTGATATATTAAAGACTCAAGCTATTGAATTCAATGATCAGATAAGAAGATCAGCGTATTCTTTCGAAATACATAATAACAAATTAAGATTATTTCCTATCCCTAGTGCTTCAGGGTCATTAAAGATAGATTACTATATAGAAAATGAAAAAAGATTTGTAGATGATGGTTTAAATATATCATCTAGTGCTGAAATAGGCGGAGGTATAGAAGGATCAGGGGGATCTTACTATTCTAATAGTAACGGTAACTTAATTACTAATATATCTAATGTACCTACTAATAATCCTATTTATTCTCAAATAAACTCAATAGGTAGACAATGGATATTTAAGTATGCTTCTACTTTAGCTAAAGAAATGCTTGCTTATGTAAGAGGTAAGTATCAAACAGTACCAGTTCCTGGTGCAGAAGCTACTTTAAACCAGGCAGATCTATTAGCTGATGTAAGAGCTGAAAAAGAAGCATATGTAACTGAGTTAAGAGAAGTATTAAACACAGCATCTATAAACGGTCAATTAGAAAATCAAGCAGCTAATACTAAATACCTTAATGATGCATTAGGTGGAGTACCTATGACTATATATATTGGGTAATGAAGTTATTAGATATTATAAAAGAACAGATAAATTTTAGAACATACGAAGGTATGGTCCAAGTAGTATATGATAATACAGAGAATATACAAAATTTAGCTGAGTTATTACGTGCTTTACCAGGAGTTACAACAGTAACAACAGCTTCTGGTGATGGAGAAAATAAAGAAACATTAAAAGTAAAGCTTATTTCACAAAAAGAACCTAATGAAGCATTTGAAGCGTTTAAAAATAACGCTATTCAAAAGTATGAGTTCATTAAAGATGTTGAAATAGCTGAAAATACTATAGAAGAGAAGTAATGCTATTTGGAAGTAATAGAGATTTTGATTTATTAGTAAATATTAACCGAGAACTACTAAAAGACATAGTAGAACAAGAGGTAATATTTTATAAATTAAATTTAGATGATACTGAAGCTAATATTTACGGAGAAGCAATGATAAAAAACTACTTCGTACCAGTTAAGTTGAATTGTCTAATTACTAGAGGTGATCAAGTAGTAGAAGTAGGTGATTATACCCTTCCTGATCTTCAAAGAGAAGCATCTTTTGCTTTTATTAGACAAGATTTAGTAGATACTGATGTAATTCCTGAAGTAGGAGATATAATTAACTGGCAAGAAGATTACTATCAAGTAGATACAGTTAGAGAGAATCAATTATTCGTAGGAAGAGATAAATCTTACAATTTAGCTCAATATGGACATAAATTTGGCTCTTCTTTATCTATTATATGTGATTGTCACATGACAAAAAGAGAAACTACTGGTATTGATTTCGAAGGAACAACTTATTTATAATATAAATGGCAGACGATATTAACATAAATCCTATTTCACAAAGACAGCTTAGCGATAAGCAGAAAAAAGCCTATAAAGCAGGTGCTTTTCAAGGCAGTGTAAAGCAAGTTGATGATAAAAAAGCTAGATCAGCTCAAAAATCAGTAACAAATGATGAAAAAGGGTTTGAAGTAGGTTTAAGAGATATAGATGAAGCTATATTTTACTATTTTAATAATGTAATTAAACCAAGCGTAATAAGAAACGGAGCACAAAAGAATGTTCCTGTCCTATACGGTTCACCGGAAAGATGGAAAGCCGTACAGAGCGACGGTTTTTACCGTGATAGACATGGGAAAATACAACTACCCCTACTATTATTAAAAAGAAATAGTATAAGTAAGAATAGATCTTTAGGAAATAAGATGGATGCTAACTTACCTCATAACTATGCTATATACAAAAAGAAGTGGTCTAAGAAAAATCAATATGATAGATTTTCAATTTTAAATAATAGAACACCTATAAATGAATATCAAGCAGTAGTTATACCAGATTACGTAAATATAGTATATTCTTGTATGATATTTACAGAATATATAGAACAGATGAATAAAATAGTAGAAAGTATTAACTATGCCTCTGATTCTTACTGGGGAGACCCAGAAAAATTTAGCTTTAGAGCTATGATAGACGATTTTAATATGGTAACTGAGTTAAATCAGGGATCTGATAGAACGGTAAAGACAGAATTTAATATAAACCTTTTAGGACATATTATTCCTAATACTATTAATACATTACCGCAAGGATCACTTAAATTTTACGATAAGAGTGCTGTATTATTTGGATTAGAAACAGTTAAAAATATAAATGATTTATAATGGGAAGATTTTCAGCAACAAGAAGTACATCTCTCGCAGTAAGATTTTTTGATAACATAAGTACAACAGGTAATTTAACAACAGAAGCGATGACACCAGAAGAAAAAGCATACAGTGTAATCAATAATGCTCATACTAGTAATAGTAAGACTGTAAACGTAGATACAGCTGCTAATACATTAACTTTTGTTTCAACTTCACTAGCAACCCCACCTTCTGGATTTCCAGCACAAACTACTGGAGATTTCACGATATTTATAAATGGAGTAGCTGTCGAAAACGAAGCAGTAACATCAGTAGCTCAAAGTAGTGCTGATGTAGTAGTAACGCTTAACACAGGATCATTAGATCATGGCTTAGCTACTAACGATGAGTATATGATAACAGGAAAATTAGACGCATAAAATGGCATTAATTTCAAGAAAACAGATATCTGGAGATTTAACCAACGCTAAAGTACTATCAGGTTCTTTAGTTGTAAGTGGATCAGAAGTAATAACAGGATCGTTAGATGTTACAGGATCTATCCTTCTTAACGGCGAAGCTGTAGGAGCTGGTGGAGGTGGTGGAGGTAATACTGGATCTTTAATAACTACAGCATCTAATTCGGGTTCTACTGAAGTAATAACTTTTACCAAAGGAGATGGATCTACTTTTGATTTAACTATAGTAAGTGCTTCATATGCAGTATCTGCTTCTCATGAAATCGTTAACGAAGTTTCTTCTTCTCATTCAGTAAATGCTGATACAGCATCGTATGTTGTTACATCATTAACAGCATCTTATGTACAAGGGTCTAACGTTGATGGTAGCGTAAGTCTTGCAAGCACAGCATCTTATGTAGAATCTGCATCCCACGCAATAAACGCCGATACATCTTCTACAGCTATTTCTTCTTCTCATGCTATTATTGCTAATACAGCATCCTATGTAGCTTCTACCGACTCTGCTTCATATGCTACTATTGCTGAATATACATCAGAATGGACTTTAGGAGCAAATGGAAGCTCAGATTATACTTTTTCAGGGCCAGGCTTTACAGGTTCAGCTAACGACCCAACAATATACCTAGTTAGAGGACAGAAGTATAAGTTTACTAATACAATGGGAGCTCATCCGTTTAGGATACAGACCACAGTTAATGGTTCTACTGGAACTCAATATAGCAATGGAGTAACTAATAATGACGTATCAAATGGTACTTTATTATTTGATGTTCCTATGGATGCACCTGAAACTCTTTATTACCAGTGTACTGCCCATGGTAGTATGGGAGGACCAATAAGAATATTAGATGAAACTCCAATATCGTCTTCTCATGCAATTAATGCAGATACAGCTTCTACAGCTATTTCTTCTTCATACTCAGTAACGGCTTCTTATGCAGAAAATAGTAGTGGAGGAGGCTTCCCTCATTCAGGTTCAGCTCAAATAACTGGTAGTTTAGGTATAACCGGTTCGTTAAACGTTACTTCCTCTCTCACATCTTCTACAGCTATAACAGCTAACAATATTACAAATGGTTACCCTACTTCTAATCAATGGGGAACTAATTTAGATGGAAGTTACTTTAATAACTTCGATAATACTACTCACGTAAGTGAAATTTTAAGATTTATAGCAGGGCTTCTATCCTCTTCAGCTGCCAATCCAACGGCTAATACTAAAACTTATGGTTCTATAAGTGAAAATAAATCTTTAGGATCAACAGGTACGTTAAGCGGGTATGTTCCTCAAGATCAAGATATAGACGATGTTACTTATTTAATAGATCAAAGTTTTGCTTCTGTAGGAGGAACTATATTCCCTGGCAAAACAGTATATACATCTACTACTCCTTTAATTTCTTACACTTCAGTGGCTGGAGGTTCAACTACAGTATCATCTTCTGTAGATACTCAACTATTTGGTTTAGGAAGTTTAACTAGTGGAGGAGCAACTGATTTTAGAGTAAGTGGATCACATAGCTGGACTTTTTCTAATACAGGTTCTAACGCTACTACTTCAACCTCAGCATCAGCAGTAATATTAACCCAAGATTCTTTTGGTACTTCTAACGGTGTAACTTTAGCTAAAATTAATACAGTTAATCCTGCTGTAATACCAGCAGCATTCCAAGATGGAAAGTTTGCATCGGTATTTAGTAAGAATTTAGTAAACTGGACAGGTGTATCTTTAACTAGTGTATCTGCTTCCGGTACATATACTATTAATACCACTATAGGTATATCAACAGGGTCTCAAGTAGATTATGATACTAATGCAGCAAGTGAAACTATTTTCTGGGCTCCAGTTTCAACTATCAATACCAATTTAGGTAGTCAAACTTTAGCTACTGGTTCTACTTCAGTTACAGCCTTAACGTTAACTTCAGGTTCATTATCTGGAGCTCCTTATGTAACAGGAGGTACTTATAAATTAGATTCAACTGCGAGTGGATTATTTGAACCTTTATATGCAGCTTCTACTACCTTAGGTGATGTAACTATAACTTCTCCTACTCCTTCTAATGTAACAGTGACTAATACAGCTGGAGTGGATACTTTATCTACTTCGGGAGGTACTATTCAAACAGCTAATGCAGTTTATAGTGCAGCAGGCGTTGTAAGAGGCACAGGTGTTGTTCCTTCGAGAACTGATGTATTTCATATAAGTGCTAGTTATACATTAAGCGGAACAGGTACTACATTTAGTGAAAGTGGAATTTCAGATTCTGACTTTACATTAGCAATCAAAGGAAGAGATAGAACATCTTCACAATCTACTTTGAAAACAAATACAGTAAATATACACACAGCAGGAACATTTGGCCAACCTGCAGCTAGTGGTTCAATGGGATATTTTGGAGGAGGAACTTCTTCTACAACTCTTATAGAATACTTCAGCAATGAAACTTACAGAAGAGTAATAAGTGCTCCTACTACTTTAACAACAGCTTGGACAAGTACAGATAGAATACCAGCTGGGGACGGAGAAGGACTACAAGTTAAACCTGGATACTTAGTTAATCCTGAATCTGCAAATGGATATTGGTATATAACTAGTGGATATAGTGCTTCTCACTATAAGTGGTATTTAAGAGAATTTACTACTGGAGCAGGGTCTAACCAAAGTACTTTAACTATTAATCTAGATCCTAATTCTTCATCAGACTTTATAGATTTGAATACTACTACTAACAATAAAATTGCTTTTGGTGTAATATTTGAATCACAATTACCAGCAAATAGTGGTGATGCAAGAACTATAATTTTTGACCCAGTCAAAGGAAACAGTTCTTACGGAGGTACTTTAGATAATCAAGCAGCTAGTAATCAACTTAATCCGTTTAACGCTAATGTTGATGTACAAGCTGATTTTTCATCTTTAACTAATTCTTCAGGTACTTTAACTTTAGGATTAAATAACGCAGTAGGTCAAACTATAAATGGTACCCACGATAAAATTTGGCTATTAGTAAGATATACTGGTACACCATCAAACACATTAGAAAGAATAACAATATCAGTATCGTAATAAAGAGGAATAAAAATGGCATATAATTCAAGTAACAGATCGGAACGACTACTACAAGGCAGAAGGTTTACAACTGATGAACTTACTCTAGCTCAAGAAGCGTTTACTGATGTATTCGACCTAGGTGCAGGTGAAATATTTACAGACGACGGTCTAATTCCTACAGGAAGTTCTCAATTAGCTTATAGTGGATCATCTCAAGATGGTGGTATAGTATCAGGTAGTATAGTTAGTCCTACATTAACTCCTAACGTTGAAGTATTAAAATATCACTATAGAAAAAAACTTAAACCAGCAGGTAATGGAAATAGACAAGTTTATTATTTCACAACTGCTGATCCATCCTCTCCTACTGATTCAGTATCATCAGATCAGCTTATTGAATCAGATCAACAGACAAACTTTATTTCTCCTAAATATATTATCGCTGCTCATAGTGCAAGAAATGCTGAAGCTGTAACTACAGGGTATAAAGCAGTAGTATATAAAGACACCTCAGCAACTGCAGGAGGTATTAGTACTGATGCTATCACAGACGATAACTATGTATTCGATTATAAAACTGGGGTACTAACTTGGAATAGTGGTGAAGCTCCTTCTTCTTCTCAATACGTATACATGTCAGTATACCAATATGTTGGTAGAACTCTAAGATCTCAAATAGATGATGGTACTGTAGCAACTTCTTTAATAAGTAATGGACTTAACAATAGAGTCTTAACTGCAGTAGATAGTTCTTCTATAAATGGAGAAGCTAATTTAACTTTTGATGGTTCTACTTTGACTGTTACTGGTGATGCAACTATAACTGGAGATTTAACAGTTCAAGGTGACACTATAGAAAATCAAGTTAGCAATATCAATGTTGAAGATAAGTTTATACTTCTTAACTCTGGTTCAAGTACTGCTACAGACGAATCTGGTATAATTTTTGGAGGGTCGGAAGGAGCTGCAAATACAGGTTCTGCATTATTTTGGGAAGGTGATTTCAACAGTAATGACGGTAGGTTAGCAATAGCATCTGGAGTTGCTGGTAGCTCTACTTCAGCTACAGCTCAATACTATGTAGCAGGTGTAATATCAGGATCATCCGATATAGCAACAGGTTCTCAAGCCGATCACTACGGAAATATTAGAATAGACGGCGAAGACATCTATATTTATTCATAAATTATTTTTTACTTCTAATTAGTAATTTAGCCTTTTTTTTATTATATTATAATGGCTATTTATAATGGTAGAGCTTTATTGGCCCCGAAAGGGGAAGTGGGCTATTATAGTAACCAACCATAAAACTTAAAAATTATGCCTAATTGGAAAAAAGTAATTGTTTCGGGGTCCGATGCATCCCTTAACTCTGTTTCCGGTTCTGTTCTTCTTACCGGAGATTTAAACGCAAATTCAAATAATATAATTTCAGTTGCTAAGGTTGGAGCAGCCACTAACGACGAATATTTAGATTTCGGCACTGATGCTATGATTAAAGTAGCAATAGATAATGTCGAAGACTTTAGATTTGCAGATGGTGGTACTTTTCATGCTAATGCTGATGTAGTAGCATATTCATCAACTGTATCTTCAGATGAAAGATTAAAAACTAACATTATAGATACTAAATATGGTTTAGATCATATATTAGGTTTAGAAGCTAAAGAGTTTGACTGGAAAGAAAAACTTAATGGCAGACATGATATAGGGTTTATTGCACAGCAAGTACAGGAAGTAGTTCCAGAACTAGTTAAAGAAGTGAACGGATTGAATGGAGAAGATCCTCACTTAACTGTCGATTATGCTAAAGTAGTTCCTATTTTAGTAAATGCTATTAAGGAATTAAAAAGCGAAATAGAAGAATTAAAAACTAAATAAGTTATAAAATGGGTTTCATTATTAATGCAGATCTTGAGACGAGTCAAGGCCCGACTCAGGAGTTATACGTAAGAGTTGAAGGATTTTCTTTCAACAAAGTAACAGCGCAACTTGGATTTCAAGTTACGTATTGGATTGATAGACAACATGCTATTAAACATAATAGAGTGTATCTAGAAGAAGAAGTAAAACCTATGGTAGGATTAGTACAGAATAAAATACTATACTTTGAAAACTCAGGTGGAGATGGAGAAGAAATTATGCTATCTCAGTATATAAAAACTAAAGTAGCAGAAGAAAGAGAAGTAGATATACCGGTTTATGTAGAAGAAGAAATAAAAGAAAAAGTACCTTATGTAAGTTTCGATGAAAATGGAGACGAAGTCATAAGATATAGAGATGTAATAAAAGAAAAGACTGTGCAGAAAGGTACTAGTAAAGAAATTAAAACTGTGATAAACTTAGAAGCTTTTGGTAACTTATATGAATATTGCTATAAAAAATTATATGATTATTTAATTACCGTATTACCAGAAGATACTATAGAAACTGTTAGATAGATGGCAAGATTTATATACGGTACTAACGATATATCAGCATCAACGTTCCCTAGTTGGTCAAATGCAATGTCTGAAGGAGATGGAAATATCTCTCAAAGTGTTGCATTAAATGATTTTTATCCTACTCAAGGACCTGCTGATTTCGGTTTACAGATACTTCAAGGAGCATCTGTATTTTATGGTAACGTTATTCCAGAAAATGGAGGTACTTGTCAAGTAGATGCTCCATATTCTGTAGCAGCTTCTACATCAACTATTACAGTAAAAAATTTAGATATATCTGCTCATTCAATTACTTTGCATGCTAGAGCAAATTATCCTCATAGTTTTGATTCATGGAGAACAGCCGCTGAAGGAGGTGGAAGTCAAATTGCAGCTACTAATACAGTTACTTTAACCGATGCAACTATAGCAGATCATGAAAACTATTATGCTCATTTTACTACTACTCATGCTGATACAAGTTCAGTAACTTATCCAGGATTTAGCGGTAGTGTTGTAAGTGGTGATAGTGCTGCAGCTTGTTCAAGTTCATTAGGTAGTATTTATTACTTTAATGGTGATGCTACTAATACAGTTCCTGTAGAAGGAGATACAGTTGCTACTAATGATAGTTTAGCAAGTACAGTATCAGCAGGATTTATAAAAGTTACAGGAGACAAATTTATACAAACTAACGCAAGTGGAGTAGTAATAGCTGACGGTAGTTGTTAAATTTAAATAAAATAAGTTTTGAAAATAATTTGGGTTTTAGAAAATATTAAAGATAATCAAAATTCGTTTGATTATTATATCAATAGTAAGTTAAACGTACTTCTCTTACTAGCATCAGTAAACTTGTGGCGAAGAAATCATCCTGAAGATACTTGTGTTTTATATGCAGATGATATTACTATTGATGCATTAAATAGGTTAAAAGTATTAGATTTCTGGCATAAAATTTTACCTATACCTAATCCAAGAAAAATAAACAAAAGTGTATTTTGGGCTTCTTCTAAACTACAAGTACTATCTTCTATAAAAGAACCTGTTATTTTAATGGATAACGATACTCATATCTACAAACCTATAAAGCAATATTTAGATTTAAATAAAGTATATGTACATAATTTAGAGGTAGGTAAAGGTTATTATCCTACATCTATGGATGAATATGTTAAAAAATTATCTTATAAAGCAAGATGGCAGACTAAATCTGTAAACGTAGCTTTTTTAAATTTACCTGATTATAAATTTACTAATGAATACGCAGAATTAAGTTTAAGTATTATGGAAGAGTTTACTAAAATGAAAGTACCACATCCACAATATTTAATTTTTGCTGAACAATTAGTATTAAAACATTTATTAGATAAAAAAAATATAGAATATAAACCAATAATTTCAACTGATTGGGATTGCGAAAAATGGGAATGGGGTAAAGATAATAACGAAGGTATATGGAAATTAAAAGAATCTGGTATTTTTCTTAAACACTATGGGCCTTTAAAATCATTTATTAAAGATAGTAGAGCTGATCAAAATTACGAAAAAGAGATAAATCATTTGGTAAATTGCATAAATTTACCTAACTTAGACTTAAATAGTTTTGTTGCAAAATAATGGGAGTTTTAGATAAAGAATATATTAGACAGTTTTTAACTAATGACGTTTATATTGAACAGGATATAAATAACAAAGAAATTAAATCTTTTAAACCTGTAAAATATAGATGGACTCATGGAGCTACTGATTATGATTTGGGAGATGGACTTTTAATTTACTCTCTTATACAGTATATGAGATATAAAACCTGTGTATGTTTAGGAAGTGGAGGAGGATTCATACCTAGAATAATGACCCAAGCTAGATTAGATTTACACGAGTTAGGAATTTTCGAAGGAGATACAGATTATAATCATGGTGATATAGGGGTTACTTACTTAGTAGATGCAGCGAATGGAGTAGGAGGTGAAATAAACTACACTAAAGAAGATAGTTTTTTTAGATATCAATTTGCTCCTAGATTTATAAAAGAAACAACTGAAGATGCTTATTATCACTTTTTTGTTAAACAAGATATTAAAATAGATTATTTACATATAGACGCAGGACATTCATATGAAGATGTTAAAAATGATTTTAAACTATATAGTAAATTAGTTAAACCTAACGGTATCATTTCAATTCATGATACAGATGAAAAATATCAAAATGAATTAATTATCACAGAAGACGAAAAAAAATATTTTGAAGAATTTGATGGTCCTCCTAAATTTATAAAAGAAATTGATAAAGAATGGAGATCGTTCAACCTCTTTAACACAGGTAATTTACCTTCAAAACCAAGTTCAACCGGATTAACTATTTTACAACGTGCTTAATTTAGTAACAGTAGTAGGACAGAATACTCATATTTTACCTCATATGCTTAAACATTATGAGAATAAAATAGATAATATATACGTGGTAGTATATAGACAGCATGATAATGATGGTATTTTAGAAGAAGTAGAAGAATTAGGAATAAAACCTTTTTGGATTGTAACTGATAAAAAATACCATTGGGAAAGAGTAACCGACATATATAATACAGTAAGAGCAAAAAAACCTAATGACTGGTGGATAATATCAGATGATGATGAATTACAAGTTTATCCAACCGATATAGAAAATGTAATTAAAACATGTGAAAAACGTAATAAGACATTCGCTACGGGAGGTTTTTTAGACCGTATAGGAGAAAATGGTACCTTTCCTTTAGTTACTAGAGAAACAGATATTCACAAAGCATATCCTAATGCTGGTTTTTTTAGATACCCAATGAGTGGAGCATGCCCTAACAAAGTTACTTTAGCGAAAGGTTCTCAAAAAATAACTTCTGGGCAGCATTATGCTTTGTTTGAAGATGGTAAAAATAGCTGGGGTGATAAACACCCTTTACGTTTAGAGATAGAAGAATGTTTTACTCAAGTACATCATTTTAAATGGGATAGTACTTGCGTAGATAGAATAAAATTAGTTGCTGATAACAATAAAAAATATTCTTATTCAGAAGAATATAAAAAAATGTATGATGCAATTAAAGATAGTCAATGGAAAATAAATATAAAAAAAACTGAATATTTAGTTGAAAAATTGAAAGATTTTACTTATATTAATTATAACGACTATAGCAAATGGAAACATTTAACTAAATTAATTATTAATATTTAAATTATGGCAAGTAGAGAAAAACAAACCGACGCTCAACTTTTAGAAGAAAGAAAAGTTAAAGCATTAGAGAAAATCGCTGCTTCAGTAGATGCAATAGCTTTCTGGATGGAAGATATAGATAAAGCTGAGTGGAGTGAAAGACTACAATGGTATCTTTCTGAGTACTACGAAAAGTTCGTTAAGAAAGACTAGTGAGTAGGGTAGGTGTAATAGTACCTTATAGAGATAGAAAAGAACAATTACACAGATTTATCGATCATACTTCTAAGTACTTATCTAACAGAAACTTTGATTATTTTATAATTGTAGTAGAGCAATTAGATAATAAAGAGTTTAATAGAGGTAAATTACTTAATGTAGGTTTTAAAGAAGCTAAGAAAAAACGTTGTGATTATGTAGTATTTCATGACGTAGATATGTTAGCAGAAAAAGTTGATTATTCTTTTTCTGAAATACCTATGCACTTAGCTTCTGACAACTTACCTTTTGATCATTATTTTGGAGGTATCACTTTATTCCCAATAGATTACTTTGAAAAAATAAATGGGTTTTCGAATGTATACTGGGGATGGGGCTTTGAAGATGATGATCTAAGATATAGGTGTATTGAAAAAGATATACCTTTAGTAAGAGTAACTCAAACTGATAGAAATCCACCTAGAACAGATCTTAAGTTAAACGGTGTAGATGCTTTTATATCCAGTAAGAATACTTTAGATATAAATAAATCTTTTACTGTAGGATTAAAATTTACTCCTGAAAAACAGATTTATGATCATCAGAAAGACTCTGATAAGTTTACTCTGTTTAACATTCCTGAGTATGATTTTAGTATAAGTTATACATCATTTAATAGGTACCAAGTTGAATTTTTTAATAGTAGATTAGAGTATAATCATATTTTTTCTAATATTGAAGCAATAACTCCAACTACTCATAGTATCTTTATTACTTATAATGCATTAACAAAAGTTTTAAAATTTTACTTAAATAAGAAATTAGTAGGAGAGCAAAAACTGTCTATTCCTTTTTATAAGTACAACGAACAACCTAAATTTTATTTAGGTAGCAAAGGAGGAAAACAGGATTACTTTAAAGGCATTTTAAAAGAGTTTTATATTTTTAATAAATCTTTAAAAGGTAATGAAATAAAAGAACTGCACTTAAATCAATCTTTTGGAGCAACTCAGAATTTTGGTAGTTATAAAAGCAGCTCTTATTTACAATTATATTATGATACAAGGTTTATTAAAGATTATAAATTAATTGATTTATCTTTAAATAATAATTTTGGTACGATTAAAAACTGTGAAATAGTTGAACCTCCTCCAATTACTAAGTTTTTTGATTATTTACCTTACAGAAGGTATAGCAAGATACAGTACTTAAATCATGATAATAATGGTTTTGAAGACGGTAAGTGGAAGAGTAAGTCTACTAGATGGAATCAATTAAGATATAATAATGAAGTTTCGACTGGTTATTATGATATAGAAAAAGATGGTTTATCAAATTTATCTTACCAACTTATTGAAAATAAAAAAGAAAGTAGGGTTATTTATTTAAAAGTAGAGTTATGAAGTTAGGAGTATGTGTTCCTTATCGAAATAGAGAATTACATTTGCATGAATTTATTCCAAAAGTAGGTAAATATTTAAAGAATAGAAATATAGATTTTCAAATGTACTTTTGTCATCAAACTGATGATAAACTATTCAATAGAGGAGCAACTAAAAATATAGCTGCTAAACATGCTTTTGAAGAAGGTTGTGACTATATAGTATGGCACGATATAGATATGATACCAGAAGAAGGTGGTGGTGCTGACTATTCATTCCCAGATAAACATCCAATCCATATTGCAACTAAAATCTCTCAAATGGATTATAAACTTAAGTATCACGAATATTTTGGTGGTGCTGTAGTTTTTAGTAAAGAACAAGTAGAAAATACTAATGGATATAGTAATGGATATTGGGATTGGGGTATGGAGGATGATGACTTATTTTGGAGATGTTATAGAGAAGGTTATACTAATGATACTTACCTAGCTACTTTAAATAACCAAAAATTTTTATCTTTTGATGGAAATGCTAAAGTAGAAATACCGTTAGACAGAACAGTAAGAAACGTACCTCATAGGTCTCATACAATATCAATGTTATGTAGAGCATTCAACCAACCAGAAAAACAAGGTATATTTTTAATAGGAGACAAGTCTAATAAGTATGTAGAATTTCCTATACTGAGAATACCTGGTTATGATTATGGATTTGCATTCAATAATTCAAGAACTCTTTCCTTACAATTTTGGAACGTCTTTAATAACCATAACTATATGTGGGTGAAAAGATATGATAACCAATGGAGCTGGGTAACAGCTGTTTTTGATGATATGGATAAAAATGCTCATTTATATTTAAACGGAACTGAAGTAGATTCAAAAGGCGGATATGGAACTCCTTCACCATTAAATTATGAAGGTAGGTTGATGAGGTATAAAAATCCTTCTATATTTTTAGGACATACCCCTTCGTTTGATGATTCACATCCTGGAGCTTACTTCAAAGGAGATATTGCAAAAGTATATGCATGGGATAGAGCATTACATCCTAATGAAGTCGAAAACCTACATAATAATATACCAGAAGAGAGTTTAGTAGTAGACTTAAATATGAATGATCCTAAGACTAAGCATATCAATACAAATGCAGTTATAAACGAAGATAAAGTTTTAATACCTAATTCTATTTTACCGCATAGAGTTGAAGGTAAGATGAGATGCTTACCTCATAAAGATGAAGGATTAGTTGACGGTAAATGGGCAAAAGGAGAAACAACTGCAAAAAACGAAAGAAGATACGTTCTTGAAATGCAACAAAATAAGTTAGCATATAAAGATGACGGAATCAAACAAGTTAAATACGAGTTTATAGGAGAAGAAAAATTAACCCCTTGGGCTAAAATGATTAATATAAAATTATGAGTTCATCTAAAAAAGCACACGAAATATCATTTACTAATCCTGACTATTTAGATACTAAAAAGAAATTAGATAGTGTAGGATGCGGTATGTGTTTAGCAAAATGGACTCAAGTAACTATGCACCTACAGATGGGACAGACACATTCATGTCACCACCCTTCAACTCATAGAATACCAGTAGGAGAGCTTAAAAGAAATCCATCAGCATTACATAATACTTTGTATAAAAAACAACGTAGAAAAGAAATGTTAGAAAATAAAAGACCTGCAGAGTGTGATTACTGTTGGAATGTAGAAGATAACTCATCAGGTTTTTCTGATCGAACTTTTAAGTCTAATGAAACGTGGTCTAAACCTCATTTTGATGAAATAAAAAATTTACACTGGAGAGCTGATTATAATCCCAGATATGTAGAGGTAGCATTTTCTAATGCATGTAATTTTAAATGTTCATATTGCGGACCTTCTTTCTCTTCTTCATGGGTACAAGAAGCTAAAAAATTTGGAGCTTATCCTACTGATGATAAATTTAATGATATAGAGTATTTAAAAGCTAATAATAAAATGCCTATTCACCATAAAGAGTATAATCCTTATGTAGAAGCATTTTGGAAATGGTGGCCTGATCTATATAGAGATTTACATACTTTTAGAATTACTGGAGGAGAGCCATTATTAGCTAAAGATACATGGAAAGTATTAGATTATATTATTGAACATCCAAACCCAAACAAAAAACTTAATTTAGCTATTAACTCTAATTTAGGTATACCAGATAATTTAGTAGATAATTTTATAGAAAAAATTAAAATAATAGAAGATAAAGGATTAGTAAATGAGTTTATAGTATTTACTTCAGTTGACGGATGGGGAGCACAAGCCGAATATATTCGTAATGGTTTAGAGTTTAACAGATTCTGGGACAATATGAATAAAATTTTAACTGCTTGTCCTAGATTAAATATAACTATTATGTCAACCTTTAATGGACTGTCAGTTCCTTCTTATTATAAACTTATAGACGGAGTATATACTTTAAAACAAGAATATGCATCTACTGATAGGTATTGGATATCTGCAGTGTTTTTAGATTCATCATACTTAAGATTCCCTTCTCATCAAACTTTACAAGTATTACCTTCTAAATGGGATAAAGAAGTATTACGATGTGCAAGTCATGCAGACTTTTTAGGCACTCCTAAATTTGATAATAAACTAATTGGTTACTCTGATGTTGAAATACAAAAAATTAAAAGATCATACGACTGGATGAAAGCAAGACAGGATATGACTAATCAAAGAAGAAATTTTGCAAATTACTTTGCCGCTCATGATAAAAGAAGAGGAACTGATTTCTCTAAGACTTTTCCGGAATTAGCTGACTTTTTCGAATACTGTAAAACTTTAAGTTAATGAATATAAACGAAGATAATACTTATTTGTTTTTGAAAGGAAATAAAAATAAACTTATTTTTAATCCACCTGATGATATAGTAACTACTGACTTTACTCTTATTATGAGTTTTAAACCAGATGAAAAAAACTGGTTAGAAAAAATAGAAGAGACAAATTTTTATACTCAAGGACTTTTTAGTAAAAATGGCAAACATATAGGTTTATTTTTTACTGCAGGTAAAGATGAAATAGGTAAACCTTTATTAAAAGTAAGTTTTGAATGGTGGAAAAAAACTAACGATCCTGAAGTAGATGAAGTTAAATCTGTAGATATTTTTCCTACTATAGAAGAAACTAAAAAAGGATTTAACGTTATAGTGAAAAAGAAAAAAAATAGTCTTGAATTAGATGTTAACGGTAAGACTAAAGTTGGAGATATAACCGATGTTATAGATTACTCATACAGTTATACATGGATAGGCTGTGCTAATAGATTATCTCCAGAATTCCAACATATATACTACGGTGATATTACATTATTACACTTACAAGAAGGAATTTTAGATGATGATAATTGTAAATTAATTTTTGACGATTATGATAAATTTGTAGAAACTATCAGTTTAGATATGGATAGAAAAATAATGTTTACATCTAATTTTAAAGAAGTTTCTCCTTACAAAGTAAAAGATCATTCTTTTAATAACAATCATATAATTAAGTATTCTAATTTATGGCTAAATTAATTTATGCAAATGGTGATAGTTGGACTGCAGGAGATATAGTTGATCCTGAATTATTTGGAGATAATTTTGCTAAAGTTAATGATCCTGATAACCGTCAATACAGACTACCTAGAGTTTGGCCTCATAAGTTAGGTAAGTTATTAGATATTGAAGTTATTAATAATTCACACGCAGGAGGCTCTAATGATAGAATAGTACGATCAACTATAAACGATATAATAGGTTTGTTAAATAATTCAAAAGATCCGAAAGATATATTTGTAATAATAGGATGGTCATCTCCTGAAAGAAAAGATTTTTATTATAAATGGGATAAAGAAGCTGAAGGAGGAGAATGGGAATGTTTATATCCTGCTGAACTTAAACATTGGAAATCTGAAAGCAATGAACTAAACGATTTTTTTAAACTATATGTTTTAAATCATTGGTATGAAGAAGAGTTTATTACTAGACATGCTTTAAATACTATTACTCTTCATAACTTTTTAAATAATTTAGGAATTAAACATTTATTTTTTAATGCATTTTATGAAGAAAAAGAACAAGTACTTGATGAAAACGCTCATCAATTGTTTGATCCTAATGAATTACAACAGTATATAGTAAATTTTGAAAATAAGACAAGCAAAAAAACTTTAGAAAGATTAGAAATTGACAATATTATAAAGCATTATCATAAAATTTATAAAGCTAATTTTGTGAATAAATCTTTTATAAAATTTTTATTAGAAAATAATAAGTTTAAACAAGAAGAATTAATTGATTATCATCCTACAGAGTTAGGACATCAATTATGGGCAGAGTTCTTACAAAATAAAGTTAATGAAAAATTATAAAAATCTGTACATTAACGGCTGTAGTTTTACTGCAGGTCATGAACTAGATGATAAGTATATATGGCCGAACCTTTTGAGCAAAGAATTAAATGTTAATTTAATAAATCAGGCTAAAAATGGACAATCTTTTGAATCTATAGTTTATAATTCAGTAAACCACTTATGCAATTTAAAACCATCAGAGACTCTAGTAATCATAGGAATTACATGGCCTGAAAGGTACTTAGTTAATGTAGATAATTTTAACTTTAATATTACCCCAGCTGATTTAGGTAAAGATAAAACTACGTGGGGGGATAAAACAAGTACTTGGCGTAGAATATCTACACCACTTACTACTGATCAATATGAAATGGATGATATGCATTTTAAATTAAATGAAGAAAATATATTTAAAATTTTAACATCATATAAAAAGTACTATGAAACTTTAGTTAAATATTCTTCAACCTTAGAATATGATCAAAAATTAAAACAAAATTACCTTTTGATTATGCTACAGTCTTTTTTAAAAACACATAAATTTAATTATAGGTTTATAGGATTCGATGCTGATGATAAATTGTTTGGTACTCAATTTGATATTAAACCTTTCGAAAAATTCGATAAAAAAAAATACATATTCTTTAATTACAAAAATGTATGTAATAGGGACGGTACAAGCCATCCTACGAAAGAGTGTTGTATAAAAATAAAAGATACAATTTTAAAAAGTTTAAATGGTTAGCATAATAGATAATTTTAATCAAGTAAGTCTACATAATCCTTCAGAGGAAATATTAAAACTTTATTCTCATATAGATGAAATATATGAAGTAGATCCTAGAGGTTATAATATTACTAGACCTTTATTTTCTCATTCTGATATGCCCAATTTTCTAAATACTCCTACTATTAATATAAAAGATTTTGGATGGGATAAACCTTTTGTATATAGTGTAGTACTTCATCATAATAATGCATTAGCTGCTAAACATTTAAATTTAATTCCTAAAAAAATATTAGAACAAATTAAAGAAAAAAAATGTAAATTAGTTTTAGATAATACTATGGAAGGAGATGAAGTAACTAGATTTTTCAAAGCTATTTACAACTCTATAGAGGAATTAAAATTACCTGCATCTCAAATTTATTATGTCACTAATAGTTTAGTAGCTGAAAATGAACATAAAAGTTGGATATCAGAAAAAAATATTTACAATACTATAAATGTTATATCTTTTATGTATAACGTAATGGACGTACAAAGGTTAAAAAACTTAAACCACTTACCTCAGCATGTAGATATAGAAGAAGAAATTTACTATAAAGAACAGAATATAGATAAAATTAAACCTTTTTTAAAAGTAAACAGAACTGGTAGACCTGAAAGAAACTTATTTATGCTTCATTTAAATAAATACGATTTATTTGATAAGTTTTTAATTAGTTTTCCTGAATATCCTGATTATAATTTTCCATCTAATATGTTTCATAATATTACTCAAGAAGATAATATAGAGTCTTTGAAATTAAAATGTCCTTTTGATATTGATCAAACAGATATAGATAATCATGGACCTCCTGGAGCAGGAATAGGGAAATTCAATGCTGACTTACCTTTTGATCCTACACATTACAGAAATAGTATGTTAAGTTTTGTAATGTGTGCTTTTCCTTTTGTAGAAGGATGCTGTCATCTACACAGTTCGACTTTTAATCCTATATACTGCGGACACCCAGTCATACAATTTGGACCTCATAACCATTTAGAGGTACTTAAATCACTCGGGTTTAAAACATTTAGTAAATGGTGGGACGAATCTTATGATAAAGAAGGAGAAGGTTGGGTAAGATTTCAAGGAGTTTTGAATAATCTCAATACTTTAAGAAAATTATCGAAAACTCAAATACTTAACATGTATAAAGATATGAAAAATGTACTACAACATAACTCAGATCTCATACAAAACTATAACATAAAAAAAGTTTTAATAGATAGGATTTTATAATGGAATTTTTAATACATAAATATACAGTAATAACTGAAAAAGAACCTTCTTTCGATATACCAGAATTATTTGATTCATACGTAGGAGAGCTAGAAGATTGTTATTATAAAATAAAAACTAAAGAGTTGAATTGTCAACAGTTTTATTTAGGACATCTTATTATAAAAGATCTAAAAAGTTTAGATTTTGATTTAAATACAGTTACTAAATATGATATTTTTACCAATGCAGCTTACTTTAAGGAAGTACAACATGCAGGACCACATTATGAAAATCACGTTGATGATAGTATATTTTTATGTACTGGATGGAATTTTCCTTGTATAGTTAATAGTTATAGAACTAATAACTCTCTTTATGGTAATCTAAGAAGACATAGAACTAAAATTTTTGAATTATGAGAATAGCAGTTTGTTTATCAGGTCAACTAAGAGGATGGGAAATAGGCTGGAATAATCAGAAATGGTTCTGGTCAACAGCTTTTGAAAATAAAGCTCAAGTAGATTACTTTGCTCATACATGGAGTTATAGCACTGATAGAGCTGGAGTAGCTCAACCTTATGTTACTAGAGATGTTTCTGTAGAAGAATTCAGAAAGTTTGCTAGTTTATTTGTTACTAAAAAAGCATTATTAGATGATACACCTCAAAAGAAATTTTATAGTAATGATCATTGGACTGGATTATTTTATAGCTTTGTAAAATCGTTAATACTTAAAAGAGAGTACGAACGTAAACATAATTTTGAATATGATGTAGTAATTAAGTCTAGACCTGATGTAATATTTAACCCTGATTCATTATGTACTTTACCTCATTTACTCGAAGATAGCGTTATATATACAACCCATGGTGGAGCAATGAGTATGGAATTTAACATGCAAAATTTTAACGATTGTGTGTTTTTATCAAATTCCTACACTATGGATATGTTAATTAACACCATGCATTACAGGCAACAAAAAATTAGAGTACCAGAAGAAAACGTACATACTTTAGGACCTGGTGTATTAATGCATGAATATTTTAGAGATTATGGAATAACTCCTAGATTTAACGGCTTAGATTGGAATGAAGCTTTACTTAAATTAGGATGTCCTGATGACCTAGATTTATTTAATAAAAAAGATTATTCTAAAATGGAAAAATATTTTAGAGAGTGGTATACTAAATGAAAAAGACATTAGCATTTTTTACCTGTAGTAACGGTTTAGGCCATTTTAGCAGAATACTTAAAATATCAGAGTATTTGCAAAATGAATTCGATATTACTATATATTGCGAAAAGTTTCAATATGATAAATTTAATCCTAAGTTAAACGTTAATTTCGAATATTATATTTTAAGTAATATTAGATGGGATAAAACTCTTACAGATAATAAAGTAGATTTCGAAACATACTTTAAATGGTGTTCAATTTATGGACCTAAGTCTTTGAAGTATGATATAGCTGTTAGCGATAATGTTGTAGGATTATTAAGATATCGAAAAGATATAATACTTTCTGGTTCATTTTTATGGAAAGATATATATCAAAATAAGTTTGAAGATAATAAACTTTCTTCTTTTGATAACGAATTGATAGAAAAATTTAAACCAGTAATATTAACTAATAAGTATGCTGAAGTTAGTAGTTTAAAAACTTATTCCAATAAACAACAATTCGGTTGGGGATGTGATATTGAACCAGCAGGATATTGGGGAAAAGGATCAAATATAGTTTTAGGTATCCCAAGTTTAAACTATCTACCTGAATATAAAAAATTTATGTTAAATTTTGCCATGTTTTTAGAAAAAAATAACGTAAATTTTAATTGGAATGTAAAAAAAAATACTGGTACAACATTTGTTATACGTCCTGGTGTAGGAATGCTAACCCATTGTGTTGAAAACTATATACCTATAATTGCACTTTATAGTGAAAAAGATTCGGTTGAAATTATAGAGTTAGCTAATAAAGTAGAAGAATTAGGTATAGGTAAAAAAGTAAATATAGATAGTAAAAATATATCGTTTGAAAACCTAATTACTTATGATAATAATGATATTTATAAGAAAGTAATACTAGAAAAAGAAGGTTATAAAAAAATTGCTAATTACTTAAAAGAATTATAGTTATGAAAATAGGAGTTATAGGGGTAGGTGTAGTAGGCACCGCAATCAAACAAGGTTTTGAAGACCTAGGACATACAGTAAAAATACATGATATAAAATTAGACACATCTATTAAAGATGTACTTGACACCGAAATAGTATATTTATGTCTTCCTACTAATTCAAGTGATGATGGATCTTGCAATACTGAAGCATTAATATGGACAGTTGATGCTTTATCGGATCATAACTATAAAGGCATTATAGCAATTAAATCTACTATCATCCCAGGCACTTTTGATAAACTCAAAATAATGTTTGATTCTCAAAGACTTTGTCATGTACCTGAATTTTTAAGAGAAAAACATGCATATGATGATTTTACTAAAAACCATAATGTATTAATAATAGGTACACCTAATGATAAATGTAGTGAGTCTGTAATTAAGAGTCATGGTAATTATCCTAAAAAGGTATATAAAATGAAACCTGAAGAAGCAGAGTTTGTTAAATACTTTTCAAATGTATTCAAAGCAGTAAAAATAACCTTTGCTAATTCATTTGGAAAAATATGTGACAAATATAATGTAGATTATAGTAAAGTATTATTAGCTTTTGCTCTAGAAAATGTAGCAGAGACGTCTTATTTAAGGTATAACAAAGAGTTTAAAGGGTTTGGTGGAATGTGCTTGCCTAAAGATGTTAGAGCTTTATCTAAATTAGTTGAAAAAGAAAATATAAACGTAGATTTATTTAAATTTATTTTAGAAGAAAATGAAAAATTTATTTAAAGATCTTAAAGAAGAAAAAAACGATTATAGAAATAATCTTTTAGCTAATTATGGTGAAAAAAACAAAATTAGATATTGGAGATATTCTGATACTAAAGAAGCTTTAGCAAAGCAAGATGCTTTCAAAAGAGAATATTGGACAGGAAAGACCTTACAGTATAGATACAATAATTACGGTTTTAGAACAGACGATGATTTTAATTTAGAAGACGAAGGAATAATTACTTTAGGATGTAGTTTTACTGAAGGTGTAGGTCTACCTATAGAATATACTTGGGGATATAAATTAAGTAAATATTTAGGTTTAAAATTCTGGAATTTAGGTCAAGGTGCTATGGGACTTCATACATGTTTTAGACTATTATTAGGTATAGCAGGTCATGTAAAGTTTAAAAAAGTGTTTTTATTATCACCTCCTTTGTATAGAAAAGAATTTATAACAGAGGATAATAATATGTTAAAAGATTTTTTAGACGAAAGAAGTAAGACTAAAAACTTATTTCATACCTTAGGCCAAGATATGAGAGAAAAAATTTATTTTAACACCTCAGATAAAGATTATGATAATTTACTTAAAGCTTGGTTATTCGGTAGTAGAAAAGATACAGTTATAGATCAAATAAGGTCAATATATGCTATAGAGGGATTATGTAAAGATTTAAACGTTGACTTTTATTATGAAAATTTTTATACTTTTTTCAATAAAAAATATTTAGATTTAGAAAAAACTATACCAGAAGAAGAATGTCCTAATATACCTGCTAGAGATGGTCATTGGTCTGCTAGGAGACAGCATTTAATTTATAAAAAATTTATAGAGTTATATGAAAATAATAACAGGTGAAACTATTCAAGATTTATGCAAAATTAGCATAAGTAAAAAAGAACATAAAGCTTTAGAAAGTCAAAGTCAATTAAATTCTATAGATATAGATAATTTTGATTTTACTGGTTATGATAATCCTGATTTAGTATATGTTAATAGTTCTTTAATTAATTCTACAAAACCTAAACTAGTAGAAAGTAAATTATATGATAAATTAAGTAAATTTAAAAATAAATTTGACTTAGTATTGCATAATTCTGATGATTCGTTTAATGACGAACACTTAAAATATTTTGAAATAAAAAATATTAATAAAATATTTACTCAAAATATCAACACACAGCATGAAAGACTTATACCTTTACCTATAGGATTAGCTAATAGCATGTGGGATTTTGGTAAGATAGAAGAATTTAAAAGTTTGATAGACCACAGTGTTGAAAAAACAAAATTTATTCATTTTAATTTTACAGTCGAAGGTGGAGTAAGATCTGAATTTAGACCTCAATGTTATAAAGCTGCTATAGATAAAAAAATACCTCTTTCTGATAACCTACCATTCAAAGAATACGTTAAAGATTTACAACTACATAAATACTGTTTGAGCCCAGAAGGTAATGGAATAGACTGTCATAGGATGTGGGAGTGTTTATACTTAAAAGTTATTCCAATCTGCCATAGAAATAAAGTTACTGAATATTTTAGTAAACTATTTCCTATAGTTTTAGTAGATGATTGGAATGAATTAGATTTACAGTATTTAGAAAAACATTATAATAAATTATCAAATTGGAAAAACTACTACCTTTTAGATTTGGATATGTTTATTAAAAAAATTAAATTAAATGGTTAACCACGAACATAAGTTTATATTTTTACACGTACCTAAGACAGCAGGTAGTTCTATAGGACATATGTTATGGCAAAGCGCAGGTATCGACGATAGGTACGAAGGGTTTAGAATTCATCACGATGATTTGACTTTAGACATGTTAGAAGAATATTTTGTATTTACTTTTGTTAGAAACCCTTGGGATAGATTATGGTCACAGTATAAGTATAGACCTTTTCTACACGAAAAATACACATTTGACGATGTAGTATTCAATATAGAAGATTATTTTAAAAAATATTATAACAGCGATGTTGATAATCCTAAAGATCATGTAATATTAGATGATAGATACTATAGAGCTAATTATTATGCAGAATTTATTCATTTACCTAGTCAAACTGATTTTTTAAAAGGTAAATACAATGATAAAATAAATAAACTTCCTTATATAGATTATTTTGGTAGATTCGAAAATTTAAAAGAAGATTTAGATATAATATACGAAAAAATCGGTTTCCCTAAAACTAAATTATTACATAGAAATAAAAGCAATATAAAAAAATTTAAACACTATACTGAAGCTTACTCAGATAAGGCTAAGGAGTTTGTTAAAGAAAAATATAAAGAGGATATAATAAATTTTAGTTATGAATTTTGAGTTAACAGGAGTACGTTATTGGAAAGAAAGTTTTAAACATCTCAAGCATTTTGATATTTTACCTTATCAAAAAGTAGTAGATTTATATTTAGAGGTTCATCAAGAGTTAAAACCTACTCAAGAAACTTTCGGATGGAATGAAAGACCCATAAATTCAGATGTTGACAAAATAAAAAAAGGAGAAAGCTGGGATGGGTTTGACCCAGTTTATTTTAATATAGATCCTACTGAAGAAAAAGTAGTTATGGCTAAAGCTGATGTTATATCTATGGATATGGCTGGAGTAGGTAAAGAATGGGATAAATTTTTATATTTAACTTTACCGTATAAGCTCATTAATAATTACATGACTAATATGCATGATAATGAAGATGTAAGTATAGCAAGAAAATTTATTAATGAAATTGAAGATACAGTAGGATGGGAAGGAGATAATTGGAAGTCTATAGAAAAAAAATATGACCACCTATACCCAGAAACCTCTACCTATACAGATATGTATGAAACTCATACTTGTATAAAATGGAAACAAGATTTCGATATTAGACAGTATATTTCAATAAAAAATAATGGTTTATTATTTCCTATATGTTATAATAGTATGTACCATATGTTAAGACGTGGTACTCATAGAGCTGTTTTATTAGCTATGACGAATAGTGATATACCTATATTTTTACAATTACCTAAAGAAAACGAGTATAAAGTTGATACTCCTAAGTTTTTTGGCGGTAAAAAATTAGAAATGTCTGTAAATATTAAAGATAAAGATTTAAAGTTTAATATTGTATGAGTACTAGATACATAAGACGAGATAATAATGTTATATTAGGTTTAGCTAAAAACGGTAGTCAAGCTATTAAACAAATACACAAAAGGAATCCTGGATGGGATATACTAGAAGAAAGTACCGACTGGAAAGGAATAGATATTTTTGCAGGTCACTATGATCCTGCTGTTACTATTTTTTTTCCCATAAGAGATATTTTAGATAGAGCTAAAAGTGAATTGATACAGACTTTAAGAGATAATTATGTAAAGCAAAATAAACCTGTAAATATTTTTATAGATGAACTATTAGAAAAAGAAAATAATTATGCTCCTAAATTAACATACTTTCAAAATCACACAGGTAAACTTTTTATAGAAAAAATATTTTTTAATAACGATTGGAACGGATGTAAAATAAAGTTTTTTGATCTTAAGGAAATGTCATATAAATTTAACGATAAACTCGGATATAATTTAGAAATACCTCAATATAATACAAAAGAGGAAGATGGACCTAAAGTTGAAATATTAGATTACTTAAATAATATAATTTTTAAAAAAGGTAAATGGGGACGTAAAGAGCATATAATTCTGACCCTTTTTAGCAAACATTGGATAGATCATTACAGGAATTTTCACATACCTTTTTGGAAAGGAATTAAAACAACTAAATATTGGTTAGAACTATGAAAAGTATAGCAGTAATAATTCATGCAAGAACTCAAAGTACTAGATGCCCTAATAAACATTTAAGAGATTTAGGAGACGGAAATACTTTAATTGATATAGCTATTGATAATGTTAGTAAGTTAACTAATGTAGAAGAAAAATATTTAGCTGCTCACGATAAAGAACTAATAAATAAAGCATCAGGTAAGATAGATATTTTACATAGAGAATACGAAGCAGTAGCACCAGGTAATTGTCATCATAGTATAATGTATGATCACTTAAATGCCGTAGAGTCCGATTATATTATAAATTACAATCCTTGCCAACCCTTTTTAGATACAGATAAACTGCAAAAAGTAATAGATTGGTTTAAAGCTTCTACTTATCAAAACGCTATAACTGTGAAACAGAAACGTAATTTTTTCTGGGATAGTAGAAAAATACCTATTAACTTTAAACCTAATGATAGACTCTCAACAACATCAGGCCCTTTTTTATGGGAAGCTACTCATTCATTAGTTATGTATAAACGTTCATATATGTTGGAAAATTGGGAATTATTTCCTAATTTATATAATGAACCATACCCTTACTTAATTGACTGGGATGATAATGAATTGGTTGATGTTGATACAGAATTAGATTTTAAATTAGTTAAAACATTATATAATGAAGTACGTAATTGATATAGACGATACTATATGTAAAGAAGTAGGACCTGTTATTGATAGAAAACCTTTCAAAAACAGGATAGAAAAGATTAATAAATTATTTGACGAAGGTCATACTATAATATACTATACTGCAAGAGGAAATAAAAGCGGAAGAGGGGAGAAGTATTATAGACCTATAACTGAAGCTCAATTAGAAGCTTGGGGATGTAAGTACCATCATCTCTATTTTAAACCTTTTGATGCTGATATATTTATAGACGATAGAGCAATTCACCCAAACGATTTTTTTAATGAAAGTATATAAAAACAATACTGTTAAATATTGGACCAACGCCTTTAAAAAGCTATCTTCATTCGATATAGTTAATATTGAAGATATTTACAAAATGTACCTTAGTGCTTATAATTTTTTCAAAGATCAAACATTTGATTACAGACTTAATAATGGTGCAATGGAATGGATATATACCTCGGATAGTTCATTAAAAATAGTAGAACGACATTCAAAAAAGTTTCCTAAGTCTAAATTTTTATATTTAGAGTTACCATACCAGTTGTATGAAGATTATTTTATTAACTGGTTAAATCGAATCGGCAACCCAGTAAGTACCGATTGGAAAATAATAGAAGAATATATAAATAAAAATGTAGTATGGAATCCTGATCCTAATGACCCTACAGTAGGCATATACGAAGGAGCATCATCTTATGGAAGTTATTTATGCCATAAACTGTACGGTGTAGGAACACCAGCATTTAATAACGGAACATATTTTCCTAAAAGAAACACCCACAGAATGGCATTTACTTATAAAATAAAAAGTGATGTACCTGTTTTTTTAGCAGCAGAATCTTCAAAAAAATTTAAAATAGAAATAGTTCCTTTTACTTTCAACCCAACTGTAGACGGGTATAATTATAAAGAATTTAAACCAGATGCAGATATCAGATATTATTTTAAAGACTTTAAAAATGCTGAAATAGATTTACAAAATAAAAAAATAAATTTTTTAGATAAAGATAATAATATAATAGCACAGTATATAAAATGAAACAGTTTTTTAATATAGTATTGCCAATGGCCGGTAAAGGTTCAAGATTTCAAGAACAAGGATACACAGATTCAAAACCTTTTATAGATGTAAATGGTAAACCTATGATTCAAAGAGTTATAGAAAATTTAAATATTGAGTTTGATAAAAAGTTTAAGTTTATAATTTTATGTCAAAAATCAGATTATGAAAAGTATGATTTTAGTATATTTGAAAATATTATAGGACATAATAATATAGAAATAATTAAATTAAATAAAACTACTGAAGGAGCAGCCTGTACTTTATTAGAAGCTAAAGAGTTTATTGATAATACTATTCCTTTCTTATGCTTTAACTCAGATCAAATGATAGAGTATGATGTTGATAATACTTTTAGTAGGTTAAGTTTACATGATGGAGGTATGCCTTGCTTCAAAGGAGATGGAAATGAATGGAGTTATGCTAAAACTAATGAGGAAGGTTATGTTATAGAAGTAGCTGAAAAGAAAAAAATATCTGATGATGCTACTGCTGGTTACTATTATTGGAATAGAGGATGTGATTTCGTTAAGTATGCAGAACAGATGATAGCGGCTGATGATAGAGTAAATAATGAATTTTATGTTGCCCCAGTCTATAATTATGCTATCAAGGATGGTAAACACATAGTAATTACTCAAGTAGATAAAGTATATGAACTAGGAACCCCTGAATGGTTAGAAAGTTATTTAAATGGAGAACAGTAAGTTAAGAATAGCAATTTGTTTTTACGGTCAAGTTAGATTTTATGAAGGTTTGAACGGTATATATAAAGAATTAAATACAAAATATCCTAATATACAGTTTGATTTTTTTCTTAGTACCTGGAGAGATATAGATAGAAGAAAAATTAAATTACCATTTCGTAAAGAAAGACAGTTTCATCATGACCAAGTTACTAAAAATTGGCAGATAGGCAATACACAAAAAATGGCTTTTTTATTTTCTAATGCTGTAAGGTTAAAACAAGAGTATGAATTAGAGCAAGATTTTAGTTATGACTGGGTGTTTATGACAAGACCAGATATTATATATGACTTTAATAAATTTGTAGAGCACCTAGATAATTTACGTAATCATAAATTTAAAAGACATTTTGTAGGTGTAATGGACCTACCGGTAAAGGATGACGAAGGGCATAATAAAATAACGAGTGATTATGGATTTTTATTTTCTTCCGAAGCTGCTGATATTCATGGTTCAATTTATAATTTTTTCTTTTTACAAAAAAGGTATAAAGATATAAAAGAACCTACATATAGAGAAGGAGGACATTGGATACATTCTTATTATTTTATTTTTAATAATTTTGAAATGTACCATTTACAGATGTCTTCATTATTAGTAAGACCAAATAGAGATCTAGATACTATAGTTAAACATATAGACGACCCTTATTTAATTTCTTACGTAGCAAATAATGCTCATACATGGAAATTGATAGATGGTCAAACAATAGAAAAAGATGGTAAAAGATTATCATTTAAAGGAAGATTAATATGATGGATAAAATTACTTATGCATATTTAGAGACTACTAACTACTGTAACTTACAATGTTCGTTTTGTAATAGAGAAGAAGTTATAGGAGCTTTACAGCATATGCCTTTAGCTAAGTTTAAAACTATGCTTGATAGTATTAAACACCATCCTATTAATGAAGCAAAACTAATGGGTATGGGAGAACCTATGCTGCATCCTCAGTTTGATCAAATATGTAAAACTTTTAAAGAATTTTTTCCTGATGCATTTCTTATCGTAGCTACTAATTGTCAATATCCTGTAAGACCTAACACAAAAATGGGAGATAAATTTGAAAATTGTATGAAATACATAGATCTTCTTTATTTTAGTATAGACGGGTATAAAGAATCTTACGAAAGAGATAGATCTCCAGCTAAGTGGCCTAAGCTTATTTCTTTTTTAGAAGATTTTAAAAATATGGATAGACATAATTGTAGAGTAACTTGTAACTATGTAGTTAATCCTGATAACGTTTATGATATTCAAATAATACAAGACAAAATAGTAGATGTATATAATTTAGAAGAACTTAGGTTAAATATAGCTCAGAATTGGTCTGAAGATAAATCAATGCCTGGAGGGTATTCTCAAAAAGATATAGAATATTTAAAAAATAATTGGAAAGAAAATATTAAAGGGAAAGATAAATGGGATTTTCCTGACTGTTTTTGGGTTAAAAACGGTATATACACAACGGTAGAAGGTCATGTAAAAATGTGCTGTTTAAATACTGGCGCAAAACCTTTTGGAAACTTATTTGAGCAATCAATAGATGAAATTAGAAGCTCAAAAGACTTTGATAACGTAAGAGAAGGATGTTTAACTAATAAACCTACTAAACATTGTGTAAATTGTTCTTATAAAGAATTAGCTCCTATGTTAGATATTATTAAAAATTAATTATGAAAAACTTAAAATTTGAACGTTCTAAATCAAAAGTATTAGTCGTAAGTGGTTGTTCTCATACGCAAGGAAGTGCTTTTGTTAAAAAAATTGGTAAACCAGTAATTAAAAAGAAAAAAGAAGTGTATGAACTAGCTACACCTCAATTAAAAGTAAAGTACAAGAAAGATTATATAAATGTAGACTTTTTAAATACTTTAACATGGGGAGGTAAATTAGCTAAACTTTTAAGAGCTGATAAATATTATAATTTAGGATTTGGAGGATTTGGAATCGAAAGTGTTATAAGAGCTCTGAGAAACTATGCTTACAAAGTTGAAGATTTAAATAATCATTTATTTATCATTCAAGTACCTAGCTCAGCTCGTAAAGAAGTGGTAGTCGTTGAAGGAGATGACGTAAAAAGAGACGGAATAAAAAATATAGCAACAACTGCACAACCAGACCCTTTCGGGTTTATGCCGGCTGATGAAGTAAAAATGAATTTCATTAATAATTTTTTTGATGAAGATGTTGCAGAAATAGAACTTTATTATGAATTATTTGCCTTACAGCAATATTTAGAAGCTAGAGGGGCTAATGTAAGAATGTTTATTACTCCTTTTACTGAGTTGGTAATTAAAAACACTTTACAGGTAAAAAAATACGAAAAAACTTTAAACGATTGGAATAAAGTATCTCTGTATAAAGACTTACATAAAGGACCAAAATTTTTAGATATGTTTAATTCGTTAAATATTATAGAAACCACTCAGCTTCCTACTTATAGAACTAATTTAATGAAAAATCCTAAGCAATGGACTTTACATTCCGACGGCACAGTCCCTGGAGATCAGCATTATAATGAAGATGGGAACTATGCGTTAGCTAATTGTATAAAAGAAAATTTAAATAAAAAAAGCGAACCTTTTAAATTGAAACAGTATGTTACAATGGAGGTAGAAGGTGAAGAAGTAGTTAAGACTTTGATTTAATGAAAAAACATTTAAATAACGTTATAAGAAAAGATAATAAAGAAAATAAAAGTCTTTTTAAAGTAGTTTTAACTCAAAATGAAAGGAATTTAAAACTACCAGATACTTTATTTAAAAACTTTTTAAATACAATTAAACAAAAAGATTTATTTTTCTACCCTGATATTACTAAGCTAAAATTAAAACTTGCTAAATTTTTAGGAGTAAAGCAATATAACTTATTAATAACCCCAGGTTCTGATATTGGTATAAAAACTATTTTTGAATCGTTTGATTTAAAAAATAAAAATATTATTACGTCTAATTATTGCTTTCCTATGTACTCTGTTTACGCTGACTTATATCAAGCTAAACTTAAAAAAGTTAGATATACTAATAGAGGTTTAAACTTCAGGTGGTTATTAGACAAAATAGATAAAGATACTCAGTTCATTATTATAGCTAATCCTAACTCTCCTTTAGGGGATTACTATAGTTTTGATCAAATAAAAATTTTGTTAGATACAGGAATCCATGTAGTTATAGATGAAGCATATATAGAACTTACAGACAAGAAAAGCTTGGCTAATAAAGTAAAAAGCTACCCTAATTTAACAGTACTTAGAACTTTTTCTAAAGGATACGGAGCAGCAGGATGCAGAGTAGGTTATATAGTTAGCAATAAATCCAATATAGATATCTTTAATAAATTTAGATTTATGTACGAAATAGCTGGTATTTCTTCTAAATATTGTGAGTTTATTTTAGATAATATTGTTTACTATAATAGGTATACGGAAAAGACTTTCGAAGCTAAGAAAAAATTAGTTTCTAAATTAATAAATAAAGGTTTTAAAATTATAGATACAGATTCGTCTTGGTTTTTCTTAAAACATACTAAAGAGATAGAAGGATTGTTCAAAAAAAATAAGGTATCTTTTAAAACGTTAACTCATTTTTCTGATAATATAGAGTATATAAAATTTAATTACGACCTAGAGCTTAAAAATACTAATTTAATCAACGATCTTCTTAATGTATATACTATCTGAAAAATCTGTACCGCTAGTTAACTATATGCTAGAGGAATATGACATGTATCATATTACAAAATTCCCAGTTGTAGCTGCACTACAAGATGGAGGCTGTGTAGATAAAAATCCTATCAATCTTAGCGCACAATGGTTGTATGATAGATACGGATTAAATACCACATTGACTCAGTATGACACTTTTTTAAAAAGAGTTACTGAATTTACCTATCATGGAGACTATCTTAAAACCTTAAGGCAAAGAATAAATATAGTAAACGAATTGATAGACTGTAAATTAGATACTAACTTACCGGTTCATGTAACCTGCAAACCTGATATAGAAGAAAATATTTCTTTAGATTTAGAGGATGTAAATAGTTTAAAAAAAGTACATTTTGTTTGCCATCCTGGCCAGACTAGGATACAAGGTAGTATTTTTTTACGAGACCCTTTGAAGAATATTTTATTTTATGTCAAAAAAAATTATACAAAGTATATAAAAGTAAAAAAATATTCTTATATAAAAAAAATTAATAACATTGACGAACTTATTAAATGCTATAGACCTTATACTAGTAATAAAACAGATAAATACTATTATGATTTTTTTATGCCTGCATTTGAAAAAGGATTAAAATATCACGAGTTTACTAAAAGTCATATTTTGAAAGCTAACAGTATGTATGCACTACCTAATAGAAGAATGCATTCTAGTGACTTTTACTTACATAATACTTTTTTAACTATGAATAAATTTAGCTCAATTTTATTTAATAATAAAATTAATGTTTATACTGATGATATACAAAAAGCTCAAGAACTTATACAAATTAGTGAGAATACAATATTATCAATTTTTACTTCAAGAGAATATTATAGAGTGTTTAAAAATTTAACTAAAGTAAATAAACTTAGTGAACCGTGGGGGTACGAAAACTGTAATAATTATAATAATTCTTTTGAAGCTAATAAAGCATACTATAAACAGTACCTATCTAAAGAAGATTTTGATAACTTCTCAGAATTTGATAAAGTTTTAAATACTGAATATAGTAGAGTATACAATTCGTTAAATGTAAACTTTATTCAGACTCAAAAATTATCCACTTTTAGTAGTATTGTAAATAAAAATAAAACTGGTATTTGTTTTGTACTTAATACTAAAAAGATAAAAACGTTTAATAGAGATTTATATGAACTACTTTTTTGTATTCCTGCAAAATTTTCCGTATCTTGTAATAAAGAGAAAAGTATAGCTGTTATCAACTGCGAACATGAAGGTTGGGATAAAAAAAATAGTTTTAAACAGTATACTTTTACTGACGATTTTTTTAAATAATGAAAATAGCATTTTTAACTCCGTATAAACATTTACCTAAATTCAAAAAGTATGTTGAAAAAAAATATACTTGTATAGAAGTAAAGTCTAAAGAAGAAGTTACTAAAGATGTAGTGTATTTATTTGTTGCTCCTAATTATTTAAATTATAAAATTACTGAGGATTTCATAAAAGGTATGAACTTAAGAGGTATTATTTCTCCTTCTACAGGAACTAATCATATAGAAGTAAAATCTATACCAATTATTGATATTAAAGGAGAAGAAATACTTGATAAAATAACCTCTACAGCTGAACATAATTTATTTTTATGTCTTAGTATTATGAGACAAATAGGTACTATAGATGAACTAAGTACTAAAACTTTAGGAGTATTAGGCTGGGGGAGACTTGGCAAAATGGTAGACCTAATAGGTACAAATATTTTTAAAGATATAAAAATTAATGACGATACTTTTATCGACGATGACTTTTTTAATAAAACTGATTTTTTGAGTATCAATATTACTTTAGAAGATAGAAATATAAATCTAGTTAATAAAGATTATATAAATAAATTTAAAAAAAATATATTTATTATAAATACTGCTAGAGGTGAAGTAGTAGATGAAGAAGATATAATAGATTTAATAAATAAAGGTAAGGTATTAGGTTATGCTACAGATGTTATAAAAGAAGAACATAGTTCTAAAGCAACATTACTTAAACTAATCTCAGATCCTCGTATATTAATTACACCACATATTGGAGGTACTGCAATAAGTGCTCAAGAAAAGGCCTATAAAAGAGTTATAAAAAAATTAAAAAGTTTATGAAATATTGGAGAGAGTTTAAAAAATATAAACAAGCTTTTAAATTTATCGAAGAAAATAAACCTAAACTTATAGTTGAATATGGTTCAGGAGGAAGTACTTACTCTCTGTATAAGTGCCTTGAAGAATTAAATTATGGAGGAAAGTTAATTACTTATGAAGATAATAGTGAATGGTATAATAAAATTATTGAGGATTTTCCTTTCTTAAAAGATACAGTAAAGTTAGTTGAGATTGAAACTATTGATTCTAAAAAAGGTTATCTTAGGTACAGTCATAATTTAGAAGATATAAAAGAAGCAGAATTAGTTATTTTAGATGGACCTGACTATAAATTATTTCTTACTGAGGACGGTGGACCTTCTAACGTTACTACTAACTTAGAAGATATAGTTAATTATTTAGGAAAAGAAATTCCTTTTTTTATAGATGGTAGAGAAGGGTGTGTTAGGTATTATAATAATTTAAATTATACTAAACATATTATTCAACCTTTAGAAGATGCAACAGATGGCAACAAAATATGATAATATTATAGGAGCTGGATGTAGCTTTATACACGGTTCTAATATATTAGTAGAAAAAGACGGAAAATTTGCAGGAGACAAATTAAGAGCTGCTAAATTAATAGCCGATAAATTACGTATTCCGGAAATAAATTTAGCTCATCCAGGAGCTTCTAATGATAGAATACTATATAATATATATGAATATTGGTCTAAAAATCAAACATCAAACGATCTCTATATAATAGGAACCTCTGGTATTTCTAGACAACTATACTACTCAAACTTAACTGAAGAATTTTGGGATATACATGCTTTTGATTATATGGACGATGATACTAGCCTAAAACGATCTGAAAGGTTATTTGGTGAAAATACTCTTGACTTTTATAAAGAGTGGAGAGAAAAAGAGGCTAAGTACCTTTTTAATTTAGAAGTAGAACAAAAAAAATTATGTTTAAAAATATTAGGTTTAAGTAGTTTTTTAAAATTAAATAATATTAATCATATTTTTTTAAATTCTATTGATGATCATATATCTCCTATAAAAGAAAAAATTAATTATTTAAGTTTTAACATACCCAAAAACAGCAATAAAGAATTTAATAAATCAGATTTTTTTAATACTCTAACTATTGAAGATTGTTGGTACCATTATTTAAGAATTAAACATGACGAAGTATGTAAGAATTATAACGATACCTCCTACAGAATACCGTACCCTCCATACGGCAAATGGTTCTGTGGGGGTCATCCTTCTCCTAACGCTCATAAAGATTTAAGTAAAAAAATAATTGAATTCCATAACGAACTTTACCCTGAATACAAAATATGAAATTTATAACTGAACTTTGTCAAAACCATAATGGTAATAAGGATACTTTAGAGTCTATGATTAGATCTGCTGCTAAACATAGTGATATATTAAAAATACAATCAATCAAAGCAGACACGTTAACTAACAGAAAAGAATACGAAGAGTTCAGACCATTTGAAGGTGAGTACAGTAGATTAAAAGGTCTTGAATTGAGTAAAGAAGACGAAGAATTTTTTATTTTTAAATGTATGGAATATGGAGTAGAATCTATGACTACTATTTTTACACCTAAGCATATAAACTACTTTAACGAATTAGGATACTCTAATTTAAAATTATCTGGATACTCAATACCAGCCTTTAAATACGGAGAGTTACTTTCAAATGTAAAGTTTAAAAAACTGTTTTTTTCTACCTCTAGTTTAACTTTAGATGAAATAAAAAAAACCATAAACAATTTAAATAATATGGGTATAGATTACTGTATGCTTCAGTGTACTTGCGTTTACCCTACACCACTTAGTAAGTTAAATTTACAAAATGTTAAATTTTATAAAGATATACTACAAGCTAAAGAAGTAGGATTGAGTGATCATTCGAATCCTTATGAAGATAAATTACTTTCATCTAAATTAGCTATTTTTCAAGGTATAGATGCTTTAGAAAGACATTTTACTGTATTAAATAAAGACGAAACCAGAGACGGTAAAGTATCAATAACTCCAAAAATGTTGGAAAACTTAAAAAAATTTACTAAATTAAGTAAAGAAGAACAGTATGCTGAATTAAATAGCTTTAACGAGCAGCAAATTTTTAACCACGACTATTACAGAGGAAGATTTAAATGAAAGTAAGTTATATTATATGTTATAGTTCTACCTGGCCAATGACTAAGTTCGATCCAACGTCTTGGCAAGAACCTGATTTAGAATTAGATAAAAAAATTCTTAACCAGACTAATAAACTACTTCAGCAAATTTATACTATACCCGGTGAAAAAGAAATAATACTAATAGATAATTCTGGTGACTTTATTCTCGAACTTAATAATAAAAATTTAAAAATTATAGAAGGTTTTGGAGCATTATATAAAAAGTTTGAAGGTGATAAGAACAAAATTAAACTACAGTTTAATGAAGAATTAAAAATCTTTAATATCTCAGATAAAATAGAGTATAATATTTTTAAAAGTGATCAAGCTCAAATTACTGCTTTAGCATATAATCAAGGAATAGCAGCAGCAACAGGAGATTATATTATTATGCAGCATAACGATACTAAGTATTTATTTGATGATTACAGCAAAGAAACAGTAATATATGATGCTGTAAAAATGTTAATGGAAAATAATTATGAATATCTTTCTATAGACAAAAAAGAAATAAAAAATACTAATTTTAAAGAATATAATAAAAAGGTAAAGTACTGTGCTGATTGTTATTGGTTTCTATGTAGAAAAGATTTTTTTACTAAGCATAAAATATGGGTTGATTGGAATAGAGGTGATAATAATCATTTAGCTACTTTTATGTGTGCGAATAAAAATCTTAAGTACAAACACCTCCCAGGTTTTTATGAAGGACCTAGTAAATTAGAAAAAAAGTTCTGGGATAATTATTTCAAATACAGATATAACTATAATAATGGTGGTACTAGATTCCATTTGTTGTATAATAAACCTTTTTTAGAGCATATTAAAGGAGGAACAGGTTTAAGAAAATTAAAAGATAATGATTTTATTGTGTAACGGAGATAGCTGGACACAAGGAGATAGTCCTGCACAGACGGTTAACTGGGATTCGAATGAATCATTAGACTGGTATAATATACCTCATAATTTTGGTAGTTACCACTTACCGACTAAATCAGTACAGTTAAAATTTTACGATTCAGAAGTATGGCCTAAGGTTTTAGGAAGGAATTTAAAAATAGATACTATTAATGCTGGAAGACTAGGAGATGATAATCAAGGAATAACCAGAAGAACTATATACTTAGCCGAAAAGTATACAGCTTTATATGATCCAAGTAAAATTTTAGTAGTTATAGGATGGTCATCTTGTCTTAGAGAACCAGTATTTGAAATAAATAAAAAGAATAAAATTACACTAAGTCAAATTAGACCTTTTAATCATTTAAAAGATACTTTACCTTCTTCTATAATATATGCAGATAAATTTGCTTTGACTGTTTATACTTTACAAAGTTATCTTGAAAATAAAAAAATTAAATTTTTATTTTTTAATGCTTTTGATAATTTTAGTTATAAAGAAAGTAATTTTAAACATTTAATAAAAACTAAATATTGGTTAAATAATGATCCTGAAACTAGTCATTTTTATAGTTATTTAAAAGAAAAATATAATATAAAAAATATCGGCGATGAATCAGAAAATATGATATCAGCTCATCCTACTGACAAAGCACATACCGAATGGGGTGAATATCTAACTAAATATATAAAAGATAATTATGAGCTCAATTAAACTAGTAATATTTGACTTAGATGGAGTTTTAGTAGAAGCTAAAAATATGCATTTTGATGCTCTGAATGAAGCTTTATCTGAAATAAACCCAGGTTATAAAATAGATTGGTCTGAACATTTAAACAAATATGACGGATTAAAAACTTTTCAAAAACTAGACCTACTTACAAAAGAAAAAGGATTACCAGCAGAAATACATAAACAAGTTTGGGAAAGAAAACAACAACTTACTTTAGGTAAATTAAGTAGAATAGAACCAGACGGTAATTTAATAGATACATTTGTTGATTTATATAACAGAGGGTTTAAACTTGCTGTTTGCTCAAATTCTATAAGAAGAACTTGCCTAACAGTTCTATCTAAATTAGGTTTAATCGAATACTTAGATTTAATCATATCTAATGAAGATGTAAAAAATGGTAAACCTCATCCTGAAATGTACTGGAAAGGTATATCAATGATGAGCTGCTTACCGGAAGAAACATTAATAGTAGAAGATTCACCTTACGGTTTACTTGCAGCTGCTAGAAGTAAGTCTTTTATTTTAAGAGTCAAAAATCCTACAGAAGTAACAACAGAGAATATTATGAATAAAATTAACAGTATAGATTTTGGAGAAAAACAATTAAAACCTGCATGGAGAGATGATAAGCTAAATATACTTATTCCTATGGCTGGAGCAGGTAAAAGATTTGAACAAGCTGGGTATACATTTCCTAAACCTTTGATAGATGTTAAAGGTAGGCCTATGATACAGGTTGTTACAGAAAATTTAAATATAAAAGCTAATTACATTTATGTAGTACAGAAAGAACATAGAGAAAAATATAACTTAGATACTTTATTAAATTTAATTACCCCAGGCTGTAAAATAGTCGAGACCGAAGGCGTTACAGAAGGAGCAGCTTGTACTGCATTATTAGCTAAAAAATATATAGATAATAATAAACCTTTATTTTTTGCTAATTCAGATCAATTTGTAGAATGGGATTCTACTGAATTTTTGTATAAGATGAATGAGACAGATGCAGACGGTGGAATAGTTACCTTTAAAGCTACTCATCCAAAATGGAGCTTTGCTAAATTAAATAATGAAGGTTTAGTAACAGAAGTAGCAGAGAAGAATCCTATTTCTGATATAGCTACAGTTGGTTTTTATTACTGGAAAAAAGGTTCTGATTTCGTCAAGTATGCTGAAGAAATGATAGAAAAAGATATTAGAGTAAATAATGAATTTTATGTTTGCCCAGTTTTTAATCAAGCTATAGGTGATAAAAAAGAAATAAGAACTTATAATATTTCAAAAATGTGGGGATTAGGAACACCTGAAGATTTGAAAAACTTTTTAGAGAATTATTAATGATTTGGTTTTCAACAATACAGAAATGCGGTTCGTCTTCTTTAAGGACTATACTTAAAAAAGAAAAAGAAAGTACTGTGGCTAGATTTCATGAACATGGATATTTTTTTAATCCTTGGACCAATGGAGAAGATTCAAAAAAACTATGGTATCAATTTGGATGGAAAAATCCTATCTTAGATAATAAAATGCAACCTGATGATAAATTTATAGCTATTGTTAGAAATCCTTTTGATATTTTTGTAAGTTACTTTTTACATTATAGACAGACAGGGTGGGCTAGTGTAAACTTAGCTCATAATATCGAAACTTTTGATGATTTTTATAATAAGTATGTAGACCCTGATTTTGTATGGCACTTACCGCCTATGAAAAAAAGTATGTTTAGTTTTATTTACGATAAAGATGATAATTTAATGATAGATGATTTTTTTAAATTAGAAGAAATAGATAAATTAAATTTATTCCTTAAAGAAAATAAACTTCCAGAATTACCTTTTGAAAATAAAACTCAAAATAAAAAACATTATAAAACATATTATAGTAAAGAACAGATTGATACTTTAAGAAAAATTTGGAAAAAAGACTTAGATTATTTTAATTATGATTTTGATATCTCATAGAGGAAATTTAAACGGACCAGATCCTTCTAAAGAAAATAAACCTTCTTATATAACAAATGCTATAAGGACAGGATTTCAAGTAGAAGTAGATTTTTGGTTTGTTGATAATAAATTTTATTTAGGTCATGATGAACCTGAGTATGACGTTCCTTTCGATTGGTTTCAAAATGTTAGTAATAAACTTTGGATACATTGTAAGAATGTAGAAGCAGTTAGTAAATTAGTAGAAGTAGATAGAGGAGGAGTTTACCTTAATTATTTTTGGCACGAAGAAGATAAAGTTACACTTACTTCAAAAGGATACATATGGGCATACCCAGGAGTAGAGTGTAAGAATGGAATAAAAGTAATGCCAAAAGAATCGAAAAATAAATTAGGAGAATGTTTAGGAGTGTGCAGTGATAATATAATGGATTATGTATAAAAGTTTTACAAACATAATTAACTCAGGGTGTAGTTTTATGGCATACCCTTGGGAGTGGCAGAATAAGCATAGAGATTCTTACGATTCAACTGTAGATCCTGGAGTAGATAAACAGAACTTAGCTTATTATTATTCTTGGAGTAACCAATTATCTATAAAAACTAAACTTCCTTTTATCAATTTAGCTTTTCCAGGTAATAGTAATCAAAATGCTATCAATACTATAGTCAGGACAGTTCAAAAAAATAACCTAACTAATAGTTTTATAGTATTAGGACTTACCCAGACTATCAGACATACTATTCCTAGTAAGTACGGAGTTGATGATCCTCTTGTAGTGAAAGTTACTAGTAAACAGGTAAGATCTTCAGAAGCTAAAAATAAAGTAACTGATAATGATATAGAAAATTATAGTAAGTATTGGTATAAAGTAAATTATGATGAGGTTTATCAATTAGATAATATTAAAATTCAATTATCGATGTTAAACGAATTCGTTAAAAGTAAGAATAGTAAATTATTAGTTATTGATAATCTTTTAAACTTAGAGTTATACAAAAAACAAGAAATAAAAAATTATGAATACTTTTTTTCTTTCGATGATAGGTCTGGTATAAGTTGGCCGCACTATATAAAGTGGTATGATGATAGCTATGATATAGAATGTCATCCTAACGCTTTTGATCATCGCAAATTTAGTCAACTTTTATACGAAAACTTTTTTTATAAATCAAAACAAAAATTTATTTAAATGTCTAAAAAAATAAAACTTAATCAAGAAGATATAAAAGCTTTAACTGATCTTAATAATCAAAAAAAGATTTTAAGAGATAAACTAGTTACTATAGGATTACTAGAATTAGAAGTAGAGGATAAAAAAGACGAAGTTAAAAATTTTCGTAAAAATATAAACGCTATCCAAAGCGGTTTAGGACAAAAATTAACTCAAATTTATGGTGACGGAACTATAGATTATGATGCAATGGAATTTATTCCTAAAAAATCTTCTTAAACTTAACTTTTACACTCTTCTTTCGATATTTATATATGTAATTAAGGACCATTTAACTGTAATTGGTTTCCATTTTACCCATATATTTATAATAGACTAAATATAAACTTAAGAGAACATGGCAGAACAAATCATCTCTCCAGGTGTATTTCAAAGAGAAAACGATATTTCATTTATTCAACCGGCACCAGTTGAAGTTGGAGCAGCTATAATTGGTCCTACTGTAAAAGGTCCCGTTGAAGACCCTACTATAGTAAGATCTTATAATGAGTACGTAAGAGTGTTTGGTGATATATTAGAATTTTCTGGTTCTAATTACGAATACTTTACATCAATGGCCGCAAAAAATTACTTCGAGCAAGGAGGTAATTCTATATTAGTATCTAGAGTAGTTTCTGGATCATTCACAAAAGCAGAGAGTACACACATCTCAGCATCAGCTTATAATAGTGTAGAACCATTTACTTTAGGAACTTTAGGTAAAGGAGCAGTATATAATAACGCAACAGCTTCATCACCCATAACACCTGAACTAAATAGCGATGGGTCTTTAGTTTCTGGATCTAGCGATAACCTTAGATGGGAAATTAACAACGTAAATACTAGCTCAGGTACTTTCTCACTTTCAGTAAGAAGAGGAGACGATAGAGATAAAGCTAAAGTAATATTAGAAACATTTAACGATCTTTCTTTAGATCCTAATTCACCGAATTGGATAGCATCAGTAATAGGTACTCAAACTAGATCTATATCAGCTGACGGTACTACTATTATTAGCACAGGAGATCATCCAAATAGATCAAATTATATTTATGTAGCTTCTACACCTGCTTCAGGTAGTACTTTAAATTATTTAAAATCTGATGGTATATCAATTGGAAGTTCTTCAATTGACAATACTCCTTACGATCAAATTTTACCATTAGAAACTTCTGGATCATTCTACAATGCTACCGGACATACAGCAGTATCTGCTAGTATGAAATTCTGTGAGCATGCAGCGAATACTTCAAATATGAACCAAGGTATACATAATGATAACTATACAGCTACTATTACCTTACTAGAGAATAAAGATGAATTTAAATATAATATTTTATCTGCTCCTGGTATTAGTCATGCTGGACATACTTCGGTATTTAATAGTTTAGTATCTTTAGTAGAATCTAGAGGAGATGCAATTTTTGTAGGTGATTTACATGGACACGGACAGACAGTATCTACGATAGAAGGACAAGCTAAGAACGTAAATAGTTCTTATGCGGCAACATACTGGCCTTGGGTACAAGTATTATCAGCAACAGGTAAGAGCTGTTGGGTACCTGCTTCAGTAGTAATTCCTGGAACATATGCATTTACTGACGGAGCTAATGCACCTTGGTTCGCACCAGCTGGATTAGTAAGAGGAGGCTTAACTGGAGTTATTCAAGCAGAAAGAAGATTAACTAGAACACAAAGAGATACATTATATAGAGGTAAAGTAAATCCAATTGCTACATTCCCTGGAACAGGTATTGCAGTATTTGGACAAAAGACTTTACAGACTAAAGCTTCAGCTTTAGATAGAGTAAACGTTAGAAGATTATTAATAGCATTAAAAGAATTTATTGGTAACCAAGCTAACAATTTAGTATTCGAACAAAATACTGTTGCAACAAGAAATAGTTTCTTAGCTGCAGTTAATCCTTACTTAGACTCAGTTGTACAGAGACAAGGTCTTTACGCATTCAGAGTAGTAATGGACGATACTAATAATACAGCAGATGTAGTTGATAGAAATCAACTAGTAGGTCAAATATTTATTCAGCCAACTAAAACAGCAGAATTTATAGTACTTGACTTCGTAGTTGAGCCGACTGGAGCTACATTTGGTAACTAATTTGAAAAGTAGATATTTATAATAAATAAAGAACATGGCAATACTAGACGCAAACGAAATAATGTTTAAAGCATTCGAACCTAAAGTTCAGAACAGATTTGTAATGCTTATAGATAACATTCCATCTTTTATGATAAAGAATGTTAAAGCACCTACTTTTACTGATAATGTTATTAAACTAGACCATATTAATTCATATAGAAAAATTAGAGGTAAGAGAGAGTGGGAAGATGTAACAATGACGTTATATGATCCAATCACTCCTTCTGGTGCTCAAGCAGTAATGGAATGGGCAAGAGCTTCATACGAATCAGTTACTGGTAGAGCTGGATATTCTGATTTTTATAAAAAAGACATAACTTTAAATATTTTAGGACCTGTAGGAGATATAATTGGTGAGTGGATATTTAAAGGAGCATTCTTAACTAACGGTGATTTTGGACAGTATGACTGGACATCTGACGAATCTGTAGAAGTTTCAATCACTGTAGCAATGGATTACTGTATATTAAATTATTAATAGCAGGCACATATTTTAATAAATTAAACCCGGTACATCCGGGTTTTTTTATATAATGAAAATAGCAGTTATAATAATAGGTAGATTAGATTTCGTATCACAAGAAAATTTAGAATTAAATAAAAGACTTCTAAAAAACTGTGACATCTTTATTCATTCGAGTGAAGACTATAAACTTAAAGCATTTGACTTAGACCCTGTCAGCGTTGTTCTAACTAAGGCAGACAAGTATGATTGTGTTATAGATACTTTTCATAAAATATATAGTAATGAAATAAAAGAGCAAAAAAAATATCACAATATAAAGCATTACGATCCTAACTTTAACAGAATTATTCAGTGGATAAGGTATGAAGATAGTTTAAGAACGTTTGATTTAGAAAATTATGATGTAGTTCTAAAATGGAGAACTGATATACCTAATATACAAGGACCTGCTAATGAATACTTAAAAGAATTTTCAGATAAATACGAAAATTTTGAAGAATTTTTTAATTCTAGTTATAATTCTGAGTATTTTTATATGAATAATGATCTTTACTTTGCAGGATCTTTAGAAAAAATGAAACAATGTAGTTTTTTCCATAGAATAAAAGATTTTATAGCAAAAAAAGAAGAAGATTATGAATACGATACTAATTTACTCGAAAAATGCAATTTAAAAGCCGGTAAATTTAAATGGCTTGATAGTTCTACTAAACACTTTGACTTCCTCTTTACTAGCGAATCAGCTATGATCATAAATAACCTACAGAATAACTTGATAATGAAAAGTTTTACTGATTAGTTGGTTTCAAAATTTATTTTACTTATATTTATATATAAATCGGTTTTAAAAAAGAATTTATGAGTTCAAAATTTAACTTACCTACCGAAACGGTAGAATTACCATCGAAAGGGTTATTATATCCTGAAGATTCTCCTTTAAATAGCGGTGTTGTTGAAATGAAGTACATGACTGCTAAAGAAGAAGATATCTTAACTAATCAAAACTATATAAACCAAGGTATAGTAATAGATAAATTATTAGAATCTTTAATAGTAGATAAATCTATTAAGTATAATGATCTACTTTTAGGAGATAAAAACGCTATTATGATAGCAGCACGTATTTTATCATACGGTTCTAAATACCCAGTACTTTACTTAGGTAAAGAAGTAGAAATTGACTTAACTAAAATAGATAATAAACCTTTAATTAGTGAGTTTGAGAAAGCAACTCAAAATGAGTTTGAATTTACCCTACCTCAGTCTAATAATAAAGTTACTTATAAAATTTTAACTGCTGGAGATGAAACAGCTATTGAAGAAGAAATAAAAGGCTTACAGAAGATAAATAAAAATGCTTCTCCTGAAATTACTACTAGATTAAAATATATTATAACATCAGTAAATGATTCTAGATCTATAGGAGATATTAGAGATTTTGTTGATAACTACTTACTAGCATCAGATTCTAGAGCTCTACGTAAAGAGTATAGTAGAATAATGCCTGATATTGATCTTACGTTTGAACATACAAACAATGATGGCGGAAAGGAGAGGGTAGGCATTCCAATAGGCCTAGACTTTTTTTGGCCTAACGAAGGATTATAGACAATCACTTTTTAAGCAAATACACGAAATAGTATTTCATGGTAAAGGCGGTTATGACTGGGAAACAGTTTATAATATGCCTATATGGTTACGTAAATTTACATATAACTCTATAAGAGAGTTTTATGACCAAGAAAAAAAGAGAATAGAAGAATCAAGAAAAGCAGCAAAAGGTAAACAAAGAGGAGTTGCAAAACCAAATACTAAACCATCTTATAGGACAAAAAGAGCTTCAAAATAGAGCTCTTTCCTATTTATATGAAAGAATACCCTATTAATGGCAACTAGAGACGAAGAACAAAGTTCCAAGCGATTAGCACAGAATTTGAAAGATGTAGAAAAACTCTTACAGAATATAAGAGTTGAAGCTGCACGTAATGCTAATACGTTTAAGGATATAAATGAAATTCTTAAAGATAAAAAAACTCTTCATGCGGATATTAGATCAGCAATTAAAGGTTCTGGTGATGCTATAAACTCTTTAAGATCATCTTCAAAAGAACTATCAGGTTTTGATAAAGAAAGATTAAAAAATCGAAAAGAAACCGAAAAACTTTTAAAAGAAGAAGATAAGGTAGCTAAATCAATAAAACAGTTACAAGCTCAAATTCTTGTTATAGAAGAAGAAAAAGCAACTCAAAATAAAACAAACCAAAAACTTATTAATAAGCAGTTAGAAGATCTATATGCTGCTTTAGAAACCGGTACAGGACTTAAAAAACAGTTTGAACAAATAAGAGAAGCGAATGAGGAATTAAATAAAAAGACTGAATTTTTCGACAAATTAGCTTCTGTAGCTAAGGATATACCTATTTTAGGAAAAGGATTCGGTGAATTTGCTCAAGCTTCTAAAGATATAAGAGATAACTTCGGTTCTAATGCCTTTATGACTGGCTTAGGAGCTATAAGTAAGACTCTTGGTAAAGCAGCATTAGTTACTGTAGGTAAAGGTTTAATACAAGCTGATAATCAAATTACAAGTTTAGCTCGTAGCTTAAGTACTAGCAGAGCTAACGCAGCAGCATTTAGAGGAGAGATGATAGATGCCGCCATGAAATCAGGTACGCCTGTTAAGTATCTAATGGAAGCTGTTGATTCTGTAAATGAATCTCTAGGTACTACCGGTATTATAACAACAGACCAAGCTAAACAGTTTTATACATTAACCCGAAGAATGGGAATAAGCCAACAAGCCGCCAACGGATTATTTGAAGTTGCAGCTGCTACTGGTAAAGAGTTTGAAAACTTTAATGCTGAAATATTTGGCACAGTAAAAGCTTTAAATTCTGTAGAAGGTACAGCTGTAGATGTTAAAGCTGTAATGGATGATATCGGTAATATGTCAGCAGCTACAACTTTAACTACATCAAAATTCTCTGGAGGGTTAGCTAAAGCAGCATTTACTGCTAGAAAATTTGGTCTTGAAATGTCAGGACTAGAAAGTATAGCTGGTAATTTATTAGATTTTGAATCTTCTATTTCAGCCGAACTAGAAGCAGAATTACTTACAGGTAGACAGTTAAATTTAGAAAATGCCAGAATGGCCGCCTTAAGAGGTGATATGGTAGGTCTAGCTGAAGAACTTAATAAACAGAATATTACAGCCGAAAGTTTCGGAAAAATGAATGTATTACAGCAAGAAGCTATTGCTAAATCTATGGGAATGTCCAGAGAAGAAATGGCTAAAATGTTTGTAAGACAGGAAGGTATGGCTAAAGTAGCAGAACAGCTCAACGATGCTAAGTTTATGGAACTTAGTAACGAAGAGCAAATGGCTAAAATTATGCAACTTTCTGGTCAAGAAAGAATTAAAGCATTACAGGACATAGGAGAAGAAGAAATGGCTCAATCGTATGCTAATATTACAGCTGCTGATGCTCTAGCTAATGCAGCTGACGTAATGACTAATAGTTTCAAAGGTGATAATTTAAACAAAACTATTACTCAACCATTACAAAGTGATTTCAAAGAATACTTTGGAGGATTCTCAGGAATGGCTACTATGTTGAAGATTATGGCAGGAGCAGGGATAGCTTACTATGCTATAGCGTCTGTAAAAAGTGGTTTAGACTTATTTAAATCTTTCAAAGGACCGAAAGGTGGCGGAGGATTGATGAAAGGAGCTAAAAATCTTCTTTTTGGTAAAAAAGTAGGTGGACAGTTTATGAAAGGAGGCGGCGGCGCCCGATATGCTGCTGGAGCAGTAAAAGGTGGTTTAATTCCTATGGCTAAAACAGGTCTTAAATCTGCAGGGTCTATGATAGCTAAAGGCGCAAGCACAGCTGTTACGGCTGGTAAATCTGCTGTTTCTGGAGTAACTAAAGCAGTTACTAAAACTGGAGCAAAAGCAGTTGGGAAAGGTTTACTTAAAAAAATACCTGTAGTAGGAGCTTTAGCAGGTATAGGATTTGGTCTACAAAGAGCAATGAAAGGAGATTTTGCTGGTGCATTAGGAGAAGTTGCTTCTGGGGCTGCATCTATTATACCAGGAGTTGGTACTGCAGCTTCTATTGCAATCGATGCTGGATTAGCAGCAAGAGATATAAGTAAAGCTTCACAAGAATCAAAAAGTATTACTGAAGTTGCAGGAGACGTAAATTCAGCAGCTGATCAATCCAATAAAACTAATGAACAGTTATTAAAAGAAAATAAAAGATTGAATTATCAAATATCTCAACTTCTTCTTAAAGAAACTAATATAATAATGGACGGAGCAAAAGTTGGATCAGCGATAAAGAAAAATACTTATAATACAGCATAACTATTTATAATAAATAAAAATTAAATAAAATGGGAATAATAGATAACTTTAATCAAACACCTTCTGATTTAAGCAAAAAAGGACAAACTCCAAAAGTTAACCTTTCTAACTTAGATAAATTAGGAAAAATCTTTACTAAAGATGCTGCTGCATCTACTTTAGATTTAGATAACAAG